TTAGTATTGAATTTGTACTGTTACTTCTTCAATGAGATTACCAAATCTATCTATTACATATACGTACCCTGCCACTCCAAAGCTAAGCGGAAAAGAAGTTGCTTTCAATAAGCCACTGGAGGACACTGCGATATCGGGAGTCCCATCCCAACTTGTACTTGTGATTACTTGGTATTTATATCCTGATCCATACCCCAGTTGATAAGTTCCATTGGGCTGCAAAGTAACTGTGTATACCAATTCTTTGGCTTCAACTTTTGTAGCAAAATACGAATTGTCTGATACTGACAATCCAGTTGCAATGAGTACACCTAATGATAATGAGACAAGCAATTTCTTCATATTAGCAAACCTCCTCTTATTATGTATTAATACAATATAATCCTTAATAGATAATTTTGTCAATAAATTAAATATAACTACATATATGTAATTATACTTTAAATGTATGTTTTATTTGATCACACCTAGTTGAACGGTCAACAAATCAAGTGATAATATCTCTATCTAAAAAGAAAAGAACCCTGACTATATGTCCAGAATTCTTTTTTGTACCATTATTTATAGTGTGATGTAGGAAGTACAACAAGAGCAGTGCCTTTACTATAACTTTCAGCTTCCATGGACAACCTAATACCTTTTCCACTTATATTTGTAACATTAACTTCAACTTGCTCGATTTTTCCTTCCTCTAAGAAGAGGGTTTGAAGTTGGTCTCCTGTTTCTAAATCTTTCAGAATAATTTTCCCTGATCCATCAAACAGTTTAAGATCAAGAATCATTGTTTGATATTTCCCCTGAGGAAAGTATTCGATATAACCTAAATTATTTATCAATGATACTTCTTTGTTTTTACCTTCAGTATATTTAGAATCCCTGGTTAGTGCAGCATAATTCCCAGTATGATATACCATTTTCTCTTTATCTAATGGTGTTTTCGCAAGCTTTTCTCCAAAACTCATTTTTCCTGATTTTGAATCGACAGTGATATTAGTCTTTGTTGCTTCTTTAGCCAAGCTTACTGGTATGTACGTTTGTCCATTGATTACTACTGGTTGTGTTTTTGACTGAGGGGTCCAGTTGCTACCATTTAGAGCATACTTGAAATTACTAACTGTAGCTTGAACGGTTTTACTTTTGGTTGCTGCATATGCCCCTGTTCCTCCAACCATTAGGAATGCCAATAATAGTAATCCAGTTTTCTTAAATCTCATTTTTTTCCTCCTAAGTACTATTTTAGTTTCGTACTACAACATTATCTCAAAACTTCCCTATATAGTAAATAAGCATTATAATAAAGTAGATAAATATACCTATACGCGGAGGTTGAAATGATTAAAGACCTAATTATTGCAGAGAAAAAAGGATATTCAGTTTGTTTGGTTTTTGAGGATAATTCTAAGTACATAGGAAAGATTGAAATGTCATCCGACAAAAAAAGAGTGAAATGTAAACATCAGGATGCTATTGAATGGGTCCCATTAGAAGAAATAGCGCATTGTTCTTTGTCTGTGCCAATTCAAAATAGAGAATAATAATAACTATGAAGTTCACTCTTATAAATAATATCAAGCGGTCCGGATCTTCAAACGTTTACTAGGGGGCAAGGCTACTGCTGAGCTGCAGACAAACAAGAGCCGGACACGTTGCTTGATAAAAATATATACGTAAACAAAAAAAGGACTCCACCAGCGTTATGCCAGTGGAGTCCTTTTTACCGATGCCTTCGGATTTGGTTATATTATAGCCTACTTCGACATTATTGTAAATTATCCCAACAAAATATAGAAACATTTTCCTATGTTTGGTAGACTGATAACAATAATAATGAGGAGGAATTGAATTGATACTGGTGGGTGTTTTAATATTAATGACTGCTGTCGTGTTTTTGGTTATGAGTGTGGTTTCAGTTGTTAGGCGTAACAAGCAAAAGAGCAAGCGAAACGCCCAGATTGCAGTAGTAGGTGCTGTCTTCTCTCTTATACTAATGATTGTCGGTGGAGGGAATGAAGAACCAACTGAGAAAGCAGTTACACCTGTTGAAGCAAAAGAACAGAATGCTGAGGATACAACCGAAGTTAAAGAAACCAAGGAACCAACAGACGAAGAATGGCAAGAAAGTTTCAAGAAAATCGCACTTAGCGAGGCGCAAGCGTACATAGAACTCACCGTTAAAGGAACGATTACACCGGAAAATCATGAATCTCGCACCAATGTTCTCTTGAGTCAAGCTGAGAAAATCACTGGATCAGATAAAGAATCTTTTCAGAAGCTTGCCAATGCTGTTAAGAGTGATGATCTAGCAACATCCAAACAACTGTATACTACATTGGGTGGCGAAGATTTCCCTGAGCTGACCAAAGAAGCGGCTAAGAAGGAAACTGAAGCAAACAATGTCCCCCGAGAACATAAAGCGGCGTTAGAAAAAGCACTAACATATGCAGAGGCTATGAGCATGTCGAAAGCGGGTATTTACGATCAGTTAACATCTGAGTATGGAGAGAACTTCCCAAAGGAAGCTGCTCAATACGCAATCGATAACATTTCATTTAATTGGAAAGAAAATGCATTAAAGAAAGCACAAACTTATGCCGAGGGTATGAATATGTCAAATTCGGCTATATACGATCAATTGACTTCTGATTACGGTGAGAAATTCACGAAGGAAGAAGCACAATATGCGATAGATAATTTAGAATAGAAACAAAAAAGGCTCTGCCTGGCATTCAAGCCACGGCAGAGCCTTTTTTTAACAATCCCAAACGTTTGGGATTATTACTGTGTATCCAATCTTGCCGTCTTTGTCTTCTGGTCCCAATTAACCTTAGCTCCAGGAATGTTATCTCCTGTCGCTCTCAAGGGGATCAGCACTGTTCCACCGTTAAGAACTGCACCCTCGATCTCCTTACCGTTCACAATGGCCGTGACGCTGTTCTCTGTTTTGGCTGGATTCGCTTTCTTAACCGTCAGCCCCAAGTATGAAGCAATCCCCTGTACATGACCTTCGATGATTGCATTGATCACACTGGCTTGCTTGAGACGATCCGCATCCGCCGCAACATCAACAAACAGATTTTCCGTTAATACGGCAGGCATCTTGGATTCGCGGACCATATGCAAGTTCTGCGCCTTCTGACCTCGGTCTATTCCTCCCACTTTGCCCATGATCGCCTTGTGTAATGCTTCCTGAAGCTTAATGCTTCCCTGTGATGCAGATGTATACCTGAACGTCTCAAACCCGCCCTTGCCCCCACCAGCGTTGCAATGGATGGATACCAGGAAATCAGCCCCCGCAGCATTAGCTTTACTTGTCCGCTCTTTCAGTTCAAGGAAAACATCCGTGGATCTGGAAAGTAGAACCTGAACATTCTCATATCCGGCCTCCAGACGTTGCTTGATGCCAAGCGACACCTTCAGCGCAATGTCCTTCTCTTGAATTCCGTTTGAGACTGCCCCTGGATCTTTACCACCATGTCCTGCATCAATCCATACCTTAGGCATTTGTACCAGCTCCTTTATCGTTATTACCGCCTTTACCCTTCAGAACCTCAATTGCTTGCTTAATTACAGCCGGAATAGGCGCTCCCATTTTCCCGCCATTTTCAGTGATGGACAGCAACTCGTTCGCGATATAAAAGAATGCCACCGTGTCCCTGAATAAGTGGCCATCACCAAGGATTCCATCCACCAAGTGTCCAACCGCGACCATGGCAAAAATAAAGACCTTACGGGCAATCCCGATCAGGCCGATTTTGCTTTTAAGTTCCCCTGACATCCAACCTGCAGCAACCCCAGTTAGATAATCAAAAATCACAAACACCAACAACACGCCGAGCACTCCAGACCAGCCCCCAAACAAATACGATGCCGCTCCACTTGCTACGGCTAAAACCCATCTCCCCACGTTCTCCAAAATCATATCCCCCATCTAATAAATATAATTAATATGAAAAAGCCCCCTGACCACTCCAGAGGTCATAAAAAAAACGCCCTTTTGGCGTTATCCCTCCGCATACTCTTTGTCAGTGATTTCTTTGTACTGTTCGGCGGTGATCTTACCCTTTTCGACGAAAAGCTTTACGCCCTCGTCCGTGTACCCATTGACGCCGCGATCGTAAGCCTCTTTGATAATTCTAAACCAGTCCATACGTATCCCCCTTTACATTAAGTTGTTTGCAACAAGAGTCATCAATATTTGAGCCTGTGTATCGGCTTGCTGCTGTGCCAGCTCCTCAGGCGTCAGCGGTCGGTCGTAAGCCTCGAACCATTGTTCCTTGGTTTTAGGATTCACATACCAGTAATAACCCTTACCGATCTGCGGATCCGGAAAGGACGCCTCTTGTTCAACGACGACGCCGATCGACGTATCGAGTCCCGCGTTTTCCGGCACTTCCAAGTTATATATAATTTCGACAAACAACTTCTCATCGCTGATAACACTTCCCCTTAATAACTTAGACATTATATATCCACTCCTTTAATTAACGATTTTGTAGCTGTCAATACTCTGAGTCAGCTTAACCATGCCGCTACTAGCAGTGGCAATATATACCCCTCCGTAAGCATCGATCGCCATTTCTCTAGCACCAGACACCGCCCCATTGCTCCATACGTCCGCTCCCGCCCCCGCACCGTCAAGCCTCCGTGTGGTCTTGGCTGTAGATCCGCTGGAGCCGTTAAAAACCGCATATACGTTTAAATCCTTATCAACTTTAATTCCCTCAGCACTTGTAAGATCAGTTCGAGTCCATACCGGAGTACCTGCTTTATTTAGTTTTCTTATTCCACCGCCAGCAACATAACAATTCTCAAACCGATCTGTATCAATCCCTTCTATGCGACTAGTCACATCTTTGTTTTGCCAAAGTTGAACGCCTGATGGATCTAGTTTACGTACCCCATCGCTTCCATACCCTACATACACGTTTCCGTAAATGTCGACGGCTACGGCATACGCGCTCGTAGGCGCTGTACTTCTCCATACTTCAACTCCGGACGGAGTTAGCTTTCTAACTCCTACGCCTGAGAAATGCGAAACGTACATGTTTCCTGCTGAATCTATCGCTATATTAGTCGCACTGCCAACATCCGAATTACTTGCAATCTCTACCCCGGAAGTGTTGTATTTCCTTACTGCCTTCGTTCCCGTGTTAAGGGCTACGCATATATTCCCGGCCGGATCCACCGCTACATTCCAAGCTGCCGGGGTGTTGGCTATACCCCATACCAATGTAAATCCTTCTGTTAACTTTCTGACGTTCGTTGCCGCTGTATCGGAATTATTATATACACAATAAACATTTCCAAGAGCGTCTACCCCGATACCCATACCTATACCAGTCTGCGATGAATCCGTATATACATATTGCTGAGTAACTTTCAATATAGGCTCAGTTAGTTGACTAGCCGAGATACGATCTCCGTAACTGATATCCCCCCCTTCACCCTGTAAAATAAAAGCCGATGTTCCATCGTATACAAGCGTATAGATCGATCCAGCTTTAAAGAAGCTACTCGGAACAGCGGTTCCGTCAACCTTTTTAATGGTTTTAGCGCCGAGTCTGTTTACGTTTAGTGTAGACCCGCTTGACGTGTTAGTTGCGTTAACCTTTATTGTTACACGCGAACCCGGCGAAAGCGAGGAGGGCCTCCCATCCGCTGTTGTGACGCTGTACGTATTACCGGAATACGTAGTTACGCCAAAGCCTCCCGCCGATGCAGGATCGTCCTTCGCCAGTACTGTCCATGCGCTCCACCCGGCCCAAGTTTTGACCCTATACTGAACGCTACCTCTCTCGCTAGTGTAATGCTGGTATATTGTCTCGGAAGCATCTGCATACACCTGTAGTAAGCCGTTAGAATCAGGTATTCCCCCGACCATGGCCACAAAATAAAACCCAGGATCGACCATAGAATCTATCTGAGTATATCTACCATCTTCGTGTACTTTACCGTTATCCTGCGTCAATTTCACCTGCTGGGCTGCGGCTGCCTTATCGTAGGCTGTCTTAACTGCATTAGGTGTGGCAGCTCTATCCGTTACTGGACTATTGATCGCGTCCGATAATTGCACAATACCTTTTTGTGTCAAGCTTGCATCTGAGATTTTGATGTTATCCACCTTTTTCAGAATCTCTTCAAGACTGATATTTACCCGGCGATCTTCGAAAGAAATAACACCACTTGTGTCAGTTGCCACATAAAAAAACAACAAACCAGCTTTGGCCGTTGCCTGAGATGACGTCTTTTTGACAACTCCATCGGTGTCCACATACAAATATTGTCCCTGGGTTTGATTCAGCGGCATTTCACCAGCAGCTACTTGGTATCGACGTCCGCCAACATAGGCTACTCCGGATGTCCAGGAAGCTTTGAGGCCCTGTGCGCTACCTTGGAGCCCCATTGTTCCGTTGATCGAGGCAACGAAATTACCACCCAGCTCCTTTGCCAATTGTTCGACCAATGTATGAGCTACTTCGATACCGCCTTCCATCGTATTAAGGCGATTTGAAGTGATTCGGGTACCGACTTGAACCAACTCAAATAACGGCCGCCCCGTTTGTGGGTCTGTCTTCTGTTTCCCTGATGCGTCATAGATGGGCTTTGTCATATCCGGAATTTCATCCAACCACGTTTGTTTGTTATACAACTGCCTTCACCTCCAGCTTAATTGAAAATTCGAACCCGATCAGAAAGCCCCGATCGTTCTTCACAATATTCAACGCCTGGTTCGCAAGCGTCCGACCTTGATCGTCCATAAGCGAAGCGCCAAGGATTTGTTTCCCAATGACTTCGTTATCGTTTAAAAACACGTATTTGCGGATCGATCTGCCGGAGATGATGGTATTGTGGATCGGATATTTCACCAATTCTCCGTTAATGTTGACGAGTGCGTGATCAAAATGCGAGTCTGCATCCGTTACTGCATAATCAAGCATTAGGGGCTGAATAACTTCTGCCATTATGGCATCCCTCCTTCCATGGGTATTTCAAATCCTGTTATTGGGCTATCAATCCGGGCATGCGCCACAACTGCAGCTACTGTTATGTTCTGAGTGGCCAAAACTCCACTTGTCCCCAGTTCCAGGGGCATTTCCAGACCACAGATTGGAAAGTCCACAGCATGATAATAACCCTTGCCACCCAATGTAATTGCCGGCGTTGATGTTTTGGCTACCGGCATGGCCCGATTAATATGAACAGGCCGAATGTATTCAAAATCAGTAAATAGCCCCGCCATGTTGATGGGCGAGCTACTGTCATACTCGAAGTAGATCTCTTTGGTCAAAAACTCTTCCGTCACTTTCAAAAGTTTTCCATATTGCGAACCGATCTCTCGCAGAATAGGCAGCTTGAATGGCTTTTTGGCCAGTCGCTTCCTTCGGATCGTTTCTCGACGGTTAACCAATGAACCTACCTGTTCCGTCCGGAAGTAGATCCATTCCCACAGGTCCAAGCCCCAGGTTGACCGCTGCAGTAAAAATTGATTCACGAGTTCGTTCATTTTCTCTGCTCGCAGATCAATCTCCTCTTCCATCACACCAAAGTGCCAGCCTGCTACCTCGTTTTCATACCAGTACGGCGCAAGTACCTCGCGGTACCGAACGGGAATCATAACAGAATCACCTCAACCTGCAGGAACGAGACAGGCGGCACATCAATGTCCTCAACATCATCATTAAGGGTAAAGTCACTGTAATTCTCCACGCCTGGTACAAGCAAGAGAGCCGCGATATAGTTGTACAACAACTTGCTGCGACCGTTGGCGTACGCTGTCACACGCTGACGGATCAGTTCGGCCAGCTGCTGCAGATCTTCCGTTGTTTCCAATGTGGCTTTTACAGTCACTAGGAAGATCGGAGCCGGATGCACAGCCAAGTCATGGCCAGCAATACGGTAATCCTCCCACATTAAGGTTTTGACTGTCTCCGCAAACTCAACCGTGATAGGTTGACCGTTCATGTCTGTCAGATACAGATCGATAGAGTTGTCATGATGTTCCTTTTCTACTGCGACAGCACCACCCACGCCCTGGATCTCTTTAGCCCAGATTTCATAATCTTTACGACGGCCGTTACCTTCTTCAACAAAAGCACGATCAAGTATTCTCAAACGGTAATCATCGTTGGATTCTCCATACTTACGTACCATACCGTCCGCCCAACCATGCGCGTCCAAAAATTCATCATCGGCCCAGATCGGTGTCGACTGCAACACGCCATAGCCCCACAATTCTTGCTGTTCAGCAATCTCCTGAGCGATAGGGTACCAAAGGTCATAAAAGTATTCCCCCTCACCCACAGGAGGCGGTGGCAGCCCTCTTTCGTTGGCCATCGTAATAGCCCGGTTAACCCATCGTTGATAAATCATATCCGGGGTTTCTTCAAGCACAGGGACAACAGGGAATTTAGGCAAATCATTAATCGTTAAGCTCATGTATCGATCACCTCATTCAATTCAGCCACGCCTACAAGACCCGTAATTTGGATGGTCAAATCCATGCCCCGATCAACACGTGTCATTGACGTAACCTCGGCTTGTTCAATCTCCGGGTGAGCCGTTAATGCTTCTTCAATATCTCGGATAATTTCAGTGTCTTCCCAACCTGGCCACTCAGATTTTTCAACGCCCATGTCAGCGCCGTATACAACATATTGGAATCGCTCGGTGCAAAGGATCTTCATGGCGGTTTCAACAAGAAATTCCTCATAACTGGTTGTACGGACTGGACGCCCCGACTCATCCAGGACCGCCCTGCGGTTACGGTAATCTATTTTGTATGTCCATTTAGTCGCTGAAGGGATGTTATCCATCAGGTCTGTGACATCGACCTCTTCCAACTCCATTTCAGGGAATAACGTTTCATCTTCTTCCATGGATTAACGCTCCTTTCCCAACACGTAATAACGTTGTCCTGTCATACGCGATACCAGGAGTCGATCACCCACCTGCAGGGAACTTGGAATGATTATTTTGCCTTTCAATACCGAAGGTTCTGGTTCCAAGACATCAAAGGTGACTTCAATTTCTTGTTCCTGCAGGTAATCCGCAAAAACTAAACTTGCCGACTCATAGGGATGAGGATCTCCATCCACCTCAATCTTGGCAGTTGGCCAGCTTAGAAGGGTAGCACGTTCGGTATCCCGTGCATCGATGTGCCCCGCCACTTTCTCTTTTAAAAGCTTGATAGCATCACCCATCATTAGGCTTCCCTCCGTTCCAAAACCATCTTGACCGTGAATATCCCATTACTCCAGCTTGTGTCGGCACTCTCCACGATCCATTTAGTGACGACGGTTGTCTTGATCAGCACGAGCCACCCAGCGCGTAGTCCCGACAAAGTATGATCCTCATGACGAACAGTGATCTTCTTAATCTGCTTGGGCTTGGCCATCGCCTTCAACCTTTGAGTTGCAACTGTCGTCGGGTTCTCTTCTTCTTCAACTTCGATGATTTCTTCCATACGTCCAAACGTCTTTAATGCGCTAGCATCAGTTTTAGTGACAGATGCTGATAGTCTGTCATCTTTGTACTTCTGGGCTGTGACAACGGTGTAAATGTCTTCCATGTTGTATCCTGCGCTGCTGGCTTCCATTTGTTCAGGAACAAAAATGGGTACCCGCTCGTTTGTCCCTTCACGAATGACCTGCAGGTAAAAATGTGTTTCCGTCCGGATAGCATCCACATGATACCTGTAGCCGCTACGCTCATATGCTTTTTGCAACACATCCAGGATGATTTCGGAATGTGCCATAGTCCCATATCTTTCATCCAGATTAAAGCCAAGTTTCTGGCAACGAAAGTCAACGCCCGTCGTCTGGATGTATTTCTGAAGTTCAGCCCCTGCTTCACCTTTCAGATATGGACGAGTCCCTTTATTCTTGGCCAGATACCAACCGATCTCACGGGCTTTGATCTCCCATACACCTGAAAACTCGTCTTTCTCATAGTCAATGATTGGACCATGAAAGAACTGATTTTTGTGATGAAGGAGTGCCTTGCCGATCCGGTGGGAAAAGCACATCAGCATACCGGCCACACTAACCGTAGGGATATCACGCAGCCGCACAGTCATGCTTCGCGCGATTTCGTCCCTTTGGGATGACCAAGAAATGTCTGTTATAGCTGGAGTCAAGGCAGACCTGGCATCCTGTTTACCGTATATGACTGCAAATTTATCCATGACTGCCCTCCTTACTTCGCTTTGTTTACTGCTGCAGATATTTTGTTTTTTTGCCCTGTATAATCAAATGCACCTGTCGCATTATCGGCAGCATCTTTGGCAGCAGTCGTACTTTTCTTTTTATCTTCGGATTTCTTTTTATCTTTAGACTTCTTTGTCTTATCCTTTTTATCTTTCTTACTGGTCGTGTTCGGCCTGCTCTTACTGGCCTTAGTGATGATCACACCGGGTTTCAGGAGTTGCTTTGTATTACTGTATGAAATGATCTTCACTGGCTTATGTTGTACCAAGCCTATTGTGATGTGGATATTACCCTGGCCATCTTTATAAACGATCTCCATGTTCTCAATCAACATGGTCTGGGAAAACAGTTCTTCAAAGTTGATCACGATCGGCTTAGGCTTCCACTTCTCCAACAGTTGCCATGTGGTTTCTGGCCGTTTGTACGTAACGGTCTGTTTCTTATCCGTCTCCCACAGTTCCCGCCATTCACGCGGCAAAATGGTCGTAAAAGAAACCCGCTGCAACTTGGCAGTCGGTTTCCCTGTTCGTTCTTGCCCCAAAATATTGTTGAATGTATCCACGTCATTTCCCGATGTGACCTGGATTTCCGCTGGAGTGATCGGGAAGGTCAAACGGATCTTTCCTTGAGACATTGCAAGCATGAGTTAACCCCCTGTCTCCAATGCTTTGTATAACTCTTCACCCAAGACGTCTCGAAGTAATGCCCGCCCTTCAGGACTCTTCAACATCTGAGCAAACTCAGCAAAATTAGTTATACCTTTAGCGAGCTGACCAAAGTCAATCGTAATGTTGCCGATCGTTACCGACTTACTCCCATTGGATGCTTGGGCAGACAATGAAGTGGTACGAACAGGAATGTTACTACCGGATAGTCCTGGACCTTCAATGCCATCTACACCATCTCGCATCGTCCCCGCGATCAAGTTCATTCGTTGTTTAATAGAGTCCGGCCTTAATCCATCCGAAAACATGGATACGAAGTTTCCCGCCCATCGATCTGACTTACTGGCAGGGCCCTCTTTAGTCGGAGAACTAAAACCAAGGTAATCCTTGATCACTCCTGCGGCCTTGGATACTATGCTGGTCAATGTCGGAAATTTACTTTGCATTCCCGCCGCCATCATACTGATCAGATTGCTACCCCAGGTGCTTCCTTTACTTGAAACAGTAGAGAGCGATTCAAGATGTTGCCGAGTAAGATCAATCGCACGTTTGGCCGATGAGCTCACACCACTAAAACTCAAAGCAGCCTGGCCGTTGCCACTGATAATATCCCTGGTGCTATTCTTCGTAGTAACGCCCAGATCCTTGGCTTTCTGTTCGGTTTCCTTGGCTGCTGTCCCAACAGCCTTGACATTACTCTCAGCTTCTTTGGACTCAGAACCCTTGAACATACCCACTAACTTATCCTTAATATGATCTGCGGCTTGAGTGATGCCGCTCTCGTTCATTGCATCTGTAAGGCCTTGCTTCAGTCCGCTTTTCTGAACATTAGAAACGACACTTTCCATCGTTTCCTTAATCTTTTGTTCGCCTTCCTTGGTGGTAGAAGCCGTTGTAGTGACAAATGCTTCTATGGGTAACTGAGGCATAACCGGCTTAGGCTCTTCTTTTGAACCAAAACCCATCCAACCCTTGATAGAGTCTGTAATAGATGAAACACCATCCACGATGTCACGAGTAATACCGCTTGAATCAGCAAGTGCGCCGAGTTTCTCGCCTGCCCAGTTCCCAAAGTAAGCACCTGCAGCAGTTCCGAGCGGACCGGCTAACGATCCGACAATACCACCCAACGTACCTCCAATGGCACCACCTGCAACTGAACCACCTGACGAAGATATGGCTTCCTTCCACCCGGTTTCCTTGGCTGTCTGGTATAAGTCATATGCTCCGAAACCCAAGGATGTGGCAGCCCCAATAATTCCACCAGCTTTCAACATTTTCGCATTCGATTTAATGAAGTTCCCTATCTTACCCCCGTTTGGCACGTCAGGAGTTGGTGGAGGGGTTGGAGGATTAGGCCGACGCACACGATATGGATTTTCACGAGATCTGCGCCTGTTCGGGTCACGTGTATCAGGAGAATTGTTTCTATTTCGGTTACGATCTCCCCCTGAACCTCGGTTATTCCCGCCGCCACCTCTTCTATTCCCACGATTTCGACCATTACCTCTACCACCAGATGAAGATCCATACACATTCACCCGATTCGCATTAATCGTCATCGTGGATGAGCTGCGAACTCCACCCAATGGGTTACCTGAGTTGTTTCGATTACGACCTAAGTCACCCCTGATTCGACGGTCACCTACTTGATTACGGATACGATTAGCACGTTCGGCAGGTGTTTCCACCGTCGGCTCAGGTGTTGGTCCGGATGATCTGCCCCGAATGCGATCCCAGCCGTTTTTAAGCCCTTGACCCGCCCCGGTTACGACATTCTTCCCTTTTTGTCCTACCCATCCAGCAGCTCCAGCAATATCTGAATTGAGTTGACGCACTCCCTGACCGAAAGAAACCAGTCCTTTTACCACAAGCACACTAGCCAACCCAATCAATGCCGCATTAATTAAACCAGCATTTTCCTTATAAACGCTGGTCACTTTCGTAATTACATTTACAACACCCACACCAAAAGCTTCGATGCTGTCTTTGTTTTCAGTGATTAAGGTGTTAAATTCTTTAAGCGCCGGCAATGAAGCCTGCATGATATTTCCGCCGATGTCTTGCATCTGCATTTGCATTTGAGCTTGGATCTGGTTGTATTCAGTCATTGGGTTAGCTTGTTGTTGAGTTGCAACCAATCGATCAGTGGTTCCGGTCATATCCGGTGCTTTTTCGAAAGGTAGACTATACGTACTCAGAATCGAATCTGAATTATCCTCGGCAGCAGCTGAACCAAGAGTTACAAGCGATTGCTTTAAATCACTTCGACTTTGACTGGCTAAATCAGCAACTAATGCGGCTATAGCTCCCTGTGCTTTTTGCTTATCCCCAGAGTTAATGTCTTCTGTGAATGCTTGAGCTTGATTGGCTGCATCTTTTTTACCTGAACCCCTGCTAACGAAATAATTAGCCATGTCATCAGCATTTAGGGCTTTTACTCCAAATGTTTCTTTAAAGAAATCACCAGGCTTGTCAAAATTGAAGGCCCCGCCTTGGACCGTTTTTGATAAAAAATTACTCATCTGCGCAGAATCCGTCCCGCTACTAGCAAAATAAGGACTATACTCCCAGAATGTATCGAACAAATCTTGCTGACGATCGCCCACACTTTGATAGGCATACATCATGCTATCTGCGATCTGAGTAGGCGTTTCCTTAAATGCATTACTAGCTTGGGCTAACGCACGATTGATCTCCTCGGGCCCGGAATCAGGACGAATGTACTGAATCTTTGATGAAGCCGTTACTGCTTCCCCGATCATGGATTTATCAGGAAACATTGGTGCGATGTCAGCCAAATTCCTTGCACCAGTTGCGCGATCTGGAACAATCGCTCGAGAAACGAGATCATCATTTATTGCGAGTGCTTTTTGCCGTTCCTGAGCAGGTATATAAGGTGCGCTACGCGCTGCTTCCGAGTAATAATCCTTTACACCACCAAACAGCGAGTCTGACACGCCACCACCGAGCACAAGCCCACCAGCTACTGTAGCCAAAGCCGCAACTTTGGCGGAAATACCATCCACTAATGGACTAATCTCATCATTTGCTCTCAGGCGGACATGTGCATCACTTATCCCGCGGATCTCCGCATCGGCACGACTTGCAGACCGCCTTAAATCATCGGCCCCAGCTCGCGAACGACGAAAAATATCATCCAGTTGGACACGATTGAAATCTCGTACTTCATCCGCTGCACCATGTATTCGTCTGCCCAAATCATCAGCTGCATCTCTAGCTCTGCGGCTGCTGGAAACTATATCATCGCCCATGCTACCCGCAATGCGTCGAAACTCTTTCACGTCATCTGTGGCTCTTTGGATCAAACTGCGCATATTTCGCACAGCGCCAGATATTAAATCTTTAGCTTCAAACGGGACGGTCACCCGACTTGTGGCTGCGATATTGTTCACCCCCTTCCCATGCTACTTGTTAAGCTTCTTCATCTCTTCCTCAGCCAGCATCGATGCGGCAAGACAGAAATGATATTGTCTGTTCCGATTTACTTCATATGGCAAGACTTCGGCAGGCAGCTTCTTTTGATTAATCCAAAAAGATGCTATCCAACTTGCTTCTCCGTCTCGCCGGATGAGTTTTTTGCTTCTTTAAGCAACGCATCTTTAGTTTTCTGAAAGTTCCGAACAGCCTTGGATAATACAGCATAATGATCAGGATCGTTCAGCAAACGAGGTGGCAGTTCGTTTTTGTTCGTACACTTGTAAGCCAACAACAATTCCTTGTTATTCCACTGGAAATCATGTTCTGTTGCACGTACAATCATCGCATCGATCTCGTTGAATGTTTCTTTCGCCGTGCCATCGTCGTTGAACGCCACATCATAACACCGACGAATATCAATCGTGGTCAGTCGACGAACAGACCATTTTTCTCCGTCTACTGGCACTTCAATCTGTTCTGGCTTGGCCGCATCTGTACCGGCCGCAAGATATTTTTGTAATTTGTCGCTCATTGTTATTCCTCCAATAATTTAATTTTTAATGCAAAAAGACCGCCATATACTGACGGTCAGCGGTGAAACTTTTATAATAATGACGTTTTAACAAGTACGATTAAACAAAATATCCCGATTACAAAAAAAATTATCGCTGAATAGCGGTAATCCTTCCAAATTCGAATCCCATTAGCAATAGTAAGGAGGCACATTGCAATGGCATTTAATGCAGAAGAATACCCTTGAAACATGTTAACAATAAGCAAAATCATTACCACTACCCAGACAAACCAAAACCAAAGTGGAACCTTCCGAAAAATCTCATTCATTACGATTTATCCTCCAGAATTAAACTATGTCTGATATAGGGTATTCTTCAACTTATATTAAATTCCTTTATTTGGTGCAAACACATCAAGAAATTAATACTATGCCATGTAGTCCGGAAACTGTTCTACAAAGTCGAAGTCTGTAGCTGTTCCTTCAAGTGTGATATCAATACCGGTGTTACTATCGATCTGGGCAACCAAAATGTCCATGTTACCGTGAATATGAATACCCGTCAGAAGGACCCGTTCTGTATTGCCTGTCTGCATATCTTCTAAGGAACCTGTGATCCGATCGAGGAACATGGTTTTACCAGCTTTAAAGTCAGTCAACAGACGATAACGCAACCTGGATTCCAATTTGGACATAACAATTTTAACTGGAATCTCATATCCCACGATTTGTTTGGTCTTGGCCATTCTACGAGCTCGGACAACATCCAATGTTTCAGGATTCAGTGTGACTTCAATTTCCTTGATAGTCTGAACTGCATCCCCATTATCATCTTCAACCGAAAGATTCCGGCCAATTAGTTCGCGCTCCATCTACTATGCCACCTCCCAAGTAATATAGAATGCTTCGATGGCATCAAGCGGCTTGGCGAATAGCTTGAAATACGCGTAATCGAAGTCACTCACATTGTTCGGATCTTCCGTGAAGGTATAACCTTCATCAATCGCTTTTTGGCTCCTGCGGATTGCTAGGTATTCAAGCACAGCCGCAATAAACATACCCCGACCATCCTTGTCATTGTCCAGTTTAGCCTTCCACTTCTTCGCCGTGGAATAGATGTCGTTCAGGACTTGGTCGATCGTCATAGAAACACGAATCTTTCCAAAGTCCTCACGTTCACCTGCACCCATCGTTGTCAGCGTATTGACCGCTGACTCAATGATATAGTCGTAACCGTCTCGTGTAGCCATCAGAGTTCCTTCAGCCAGTCCTTTGATAACTTCGCTATGGCTCCAATCGATGGCAGCCTGTGTCATTGGGACCTTAACCCCTGTAAAGGACTTATTCGCAGGTGTACCAGCCATCAGACCAGCCAACCATGCTCCCCATTGCACCGAGTTGTACGTTTTCCCGTTGGTGTGTATCCCAGCTAGTGAACAGTTGACGATGTACCGCGCGTTCATAGCCCGGCTACGAGCATTATGCTTATCAATGTCGGTATCATCCAGTGGAGGGCCAGAAACGACCAACTGAGCAAGTCTGCGGGCCTTCATGCGCCGATCAAGCAACCATTGTTTTGCCGCTGCTTGGACGGCTGCATCCGTGGAGGGTAAATAGAACACATCGAAGGTCAGACCGTCCACCCGGTTAAAGATCCGACTCCAGTCTCCCGCTGTAATTGTCGCTGAACCAGATAGGGCTCCCGTAAGCGCCGTGTATGCCACGTCTGCCCAATCAACAGCGCCTATAGACTTAAAGCGGACCATATTGGACTTCTTCAATGCTTCTTCAGCAGCAGTCTTATCGGCTACTGTGAACGTCTCTGTGTCATAAATCCCTGTGGTATCGCGGATAATGATTTCCTTTTTGGTGGCATCGACCAAGCTGGCACGGATCATGTATTCAAAATCATTACCGCGTAATCCTGGATAACGTGCCTCAATCATGTAGCTGTCCGTAACAGATACGGAAGCAACCTTTTCCAAGCCACTGGTGACACGGTAACCTACAACCGTTGCCCCCGTTTCCGAAGCCAGCTCTAATTCATCGACCTGCAGGCCGCTTTCCTTCAAGCGTTCGGACGTGTCGGCCATATCCATGGCTTGGTTGACTGCGCCCCATTCCGCTTGATACGGAATAAGTACGCGCCCTGTCGCTGGTACCACTCTTGCCTTGGCCAAAGCGATCAGTTCAATGACTGCCCCTGGTCTAACCCTCTGAATTGACATTCAACGTTTCCTCCTTCTGTACCGCTGAACGCAAATAGGCATCCAGTCGGCTTTGTACTTCCTGCTGGGATAGCAGGATATCAGCTTTGCAATCAAAAAGGGCGCCCGCCACCTCAAAGCGTTCATGCTTCAAGGCGGCTGCACCCTCAATCCATTCTTGCTTGGTACGCTTGTTCAGATCCTCCTGGACAGCGACAGCAAGCCTTTCCTTGCGTGTTGTACTCATGGTGTGAGCTCCTTTCCATATCCAATGTGGAATTCATTGATCTTCGGCACCGGAACCTTCGGCACTGCCAGAAGATACGAATACCTGCAGGTGACTTCAATCCGATCCTTTTCGGGTCGGTTACGCGGTGGTTCCATCACCAATGCCACACCAAAGCGTTTTGATGCGTAGCAAAACCGTTGTTGCCGTAAGAATGTGAACAACGGCGCTAAATCAAAGGGGATGGGCTCACCCTCGTCTTCTTCCGTTACTCGCTCCTTATCAAAATGGAAGACAAGTCCTACATCCTCTACGATCCGGTCAGCCCGCGGGGTATGGGTCTTATCAGATACAAGATCCGTTTCAATAAAAACGGAAGGCGTATCGAAATTCCCAGCCAGCCATTGCGTCCGGTCCCGTAGGATCGTCAGATCCGGGTAAACATGCCGCACGATTTCTGCCCATGACTTCAATCCTTCATCCATCAGCGCAGCACCCTTTCCAACTCAATTTCAAGCCGCCTTATGATGAGTTGATTCATTCCGCCTTCAAACTGCGTCACGGCAATGTCGAAATACTTCCGACCGATGAAGCTTCGTGGCTTAGCCATGAATCCAGTCTTGGCATTTCGGTCATATACAAATGATCCACCACTGTTCCAATAACCTGGTACCCAATGGGCTTTGTGAATCGTGTAACCGTCATTAATCAAACGTGGGTATCCCCATGCCCCCTGATCGTTTGAACCGGACCCAAGATCAGATCCGACTTCCAACGTGATAGAGTTCCTGTCCACGTCCCATTCCCATACGTTTCCGTCGCCACCACGGGTAAAGGAGTTCCACATCAAACCTGTATCAATAAGACCTTGCTTATCGATTTCATCAATGATGTGGTTTAACAACGTTTCACCCAAAGCTTCGGCAATGTTGGTCAAAACTCGCTTCATCCCTTGATCAGCCAATCTTCTGAATCTACGTGCCAATCCATCAAAGTCATTAACGATCATTGCCTTTCACCTCACATGTCATCAACAACTCCATCCAATAGCGCCGAGGATTTGCATCGATGACGAGATAACGACGGCCAAATAATACAATTTCATCGCTGATCCGGACATCAGCCAACTTAGGTACTCCGATAGTCTTCTTGACGATATACATCACGGGTTTGGCATCAACCTTGTCGGATGTCTCCGTCTTGATAACATGGCATTTGAGGTCCGCAATTTTGCCGCTCTTCCGATCATTGAACAGATCGTCACCGTCTCGCTTGCTGCCAACCCGATACACAGCAAGTGGCGTTTTAAATCGGTGGTTCACAACAAATAGGCCGTGATGTTTCCATCGTCCGGCCCTTCCTGTTGTTTCTTCACCCACAAGAACAGTATCGCATCCACGTCCGGGTTCCCCGTGGTCATGCCTGCAATAGCCTGCCGAGTGTATGTCCAAGCACCGTCACTTTCAGAAGCATAATTACGAGCGACTGCAGCAAGATATTCCTCGCTGTCCTGCAGGGCAAGCCCTTCGGCCAGCTTCACCCAAGCAAGCATGAGTTGCCGATCCACGTCTTCGGGAAATGGAATAGGCAGATACAATTCAATACGCACTTGGGCGTCATCGATGTACTGTTCCAACTGTTCCGTTTCAGCTTCTTGGATTGGAGAGACGCGGCTACGAGTTTTAAGAAGTTGGGGCGTTAGCATAAGGATCATCCTTCTGCGATAGAGCTGCCAAAGCATCAATCAAATCGGGTTTGTTCATCGTCGAAAAACCTTTAATGCCTGCCGCCTTGGCTTGCTCCTTCAGTTCCTGAAGGGAAGGACCATCATCTTTCCCGTTATCGTCAGCCGCAGGAGCAGGTTCATCATGATTGTCTTCAACCGTGAAATCCTGCTCCTGTGCCAATTTATCTGCAATCTCATCAGCAATCATGAGAGGCTTGTTAGGCTCAAAACGAATGCCATACTTTGTTAGTGAAGTATTACTACCTTTAAAGATAATCTTTTTCATTAGAATTGCACCCCTTCTGCCATTGCAACAGCACCTGGCTCCTCGAAAATGAAATCCCCATCTGCGTGCGTAGCATAGAATCGTTTGTCCTCTGTTACAGCCGCTTTACCTTCGGTTGTCTTACGGATAATCATGTCATAAGTATTTACAATGACAAAGTTTGGTTTATACGTGAATAGAACTGCACCCTCAGGCATATGTGGCACTTCTTCCACATCGTAGTTGTTGATTCTCTTTTGCGCCCCTAAGATTTGAATTTGAATCGAAGCACTGGTATCTTTCAAAGCCAATTGTTCCAAGCGCTCCGAGAATGTATTGGGATGCATGAAATATTTGAACTGTCCCGCACTGCGCAATCTTGTTGGCACAGAACGTTCTAGTCTGAAGAAAATACCGAGCTTACCAGTTGCGTCAAGTGTAGACCAATCAGTGAAATTCCCAGTCGAGCGAGCTTTTTTCAACCAGCCATCAGCAATGCTCAGGAAGTCATAATCAGGATCAGTGTTCAGAGTGCTCATATCACCATTAAAGCCCAAGTCCTGCATGTTTTCGCCAAAGTTTCGGGTCATGCCACCCATGATGATTTCTTCAATGTTCTGTTTCCGAACCCGCTGTTCCATCCGAATCTTTTCTTCCGTGATCTCATATTGGAGAGTTACAGGAACAACAGAATAAGGAACTTGTTGATACACAGGTTCAGTTTGCTTACCAGCGGGATTCCCCTCTCTTTTCTTACGTAGGTTTCGCCCTGTCACGCCGATCTTGTCAATAGTCCCCTTCGAACCGTCTCGGGTTTCAGTACGGATTCCTTTCAAGAATTCTGTGGATTCGTATGCCATCTGCAAAAATGCATCGACTTCCTCATAGTTCATTGCTGCTGGATCAAGACCGGTATGAATTGTACCTTTGCTAATGCTACTGTTTGCGATTTGTCCGTTATTTCTCATAGTTTTATATTCCTCCTTTTAAATTAAACGAAGCGGGCCAGCGTAGAAGTGCCAGATGCTTTCTGAATTTGAGTTTCTTCTGCGCCACCTTGAGCAGATCCACCGCGGCTGTTTTTAACGATCTGCACATCAGCAGCCAACGTAGTCATTTGCTCAGTCAATGGAGCGAGAGCCTTGGCAATGGCATCTGTAACAGCATCCGCTTCTGGATTAGTGCCTGTTCCCGCACCAGATGTTCCAGCGTTTGGATCTGGATCATCTTCGCCATCCTGTTTCTTCAGTTCAGTGACATCAGCTGCCAGTCCCTCCATTTGTTTAACAATAGGCCCAACAGCAGCCTGAACAGCTTTTGCAATATCTTCTGGTTTCAAATCGTCTTCCTCCTCAGGCTCTTCTTCAGGAGCCGTTTTATTTTTAAGGTCGGTCAATGTAGCAATCGCATCATCAATGTGTTGCAGGTTGCTGGCAGAAATCTTTTTGCCAGCTTTGACAATAGCTTCAGGGGGTTGGCCTATCGCCTTCACGATATCCTCCTGCACCAATACGTCCTGGGCAATCTCAACAAAATCTTGCAATGCTTCGCGTATAACTTCAGGATCTGTTTCCATTCCCGATTCCCACGAGTCCCAACGAAAAAGAACCGCGTTCAAGGCGTCTTGCGCTGCCCAAAACTCACGGTTCTTTCTGTTCTTATTGTACTTTTCTGCTACAGTGCCCTTCTCAATCAGGCCAAGCGCTTTGGCAATACGTTTCATCAAGCCCTTAGAAACAGCCGTATCTTCCTCGACTTCTTCACGTTTACCAACGCCCCACATACTGAATCCGGTGATTTCCCCCTTCTGAATATCTTCCCAAGTAGCGTCGTCAGTGACCTTCACGCCAGCGACCCATGAACCTTTTGCAATTACTTGGTCGCCAATCTCCATATCACACGGGGCGATGTAGGACTCAACAACGTAACCTTTGTCAGTGTCAAGATCATGCTGCTTATCGATGTTATAGGTGTGCTGACCCTCCATAAACAAATGAGCTGCCTTCTCGATCTCGACTGCATCCATCATGTCCCCATGGGAATCTTCCACATCCGGTTGGTACACAACTCCGATAACTACGTGCTTCGTGTCATCCACTTTAGCAATCTGGACCTGTTTCTGGATGGCATCTTTACCAGATGCTTTAACAATAGCGAATGGCACACCATTAGCGCCCTTATCCACGAGCGACAAGTGCGTAATCTTTGCATCCTTCATTTTGTAGGTCATTTCTTCTCTCACCTCCTTTCTTATTCAAGTTAAATTTTGTATAATTGCATCATTGTGTATTGAGGTCAGCTTTGCTGGGGTCATGTACCTTGTCACTTCCTATCCTTGGTGGTTGTGTTCTTGCTGTGGGGTTAACCACTTACATTAGTAATAAGTTAAAACACAAAGAAACTACACATCAAAAGGAGGCGTTGCCTATGGAGAATAAGATGAAAAGAGCTTCCAAGGAAATCGTATCATCAGCAACTCAAGCAACTGCCAAGATTATTGAAGGGGTGGCTATCGGCTGCCTGACCTGAATACACAAAAGGATCGCTCTCTCTTCAGAATTCTAAAACTAATTGCATCGTGCATCGACAATTGACGATTTCCTTTGCTCCACCCGCAGGATCACCAGGATACATAAGCATGCTTGAACCCACTTTGAAAGGCTTGTCCAGAGCAACAACCTGGCCATTCGCTTTCTGGTGGGTTTTTCGTGTCCGTTTCCCGGCAGCCGAACGCCATTTCTTCCCCTTAGCTATTTCTGACTGCTTCCAGCCCTCCAACTTGCCGCCGTTGGCTGCTGCCGTACTCATCGTACGAGAGATACGTTGTGCTCGCACCATACTGAATGGTCCATCTTCGCCCGTAGTGGCTATAGCGCTGATCTCCTGCACCAGCAAAGCGCGATCTGAAGGCGTCTTCCCTTCCTCGATCGCTTTTTCGAAGCTACGCAAGAGCGTATCCGTTGAAGACTGGTTCATATCGGGTACCAGGCTGCGGATCTCCTTAACAAATTTCTTGGCCGCCTTATTCTTAGTGCTCCACACCTTTTCATCATCAAGCTCAAACAGCTCAGACTCTCCCGCCAGATTGAACAACGGTTCGAATGCATCTTGTATCGCCTGTTCAAACAGATCACTAAAGACTTCAGAAGTGTGTAACGCAATCATGACCTTACCCAACTCACCAATATCACCAAGAGATTCCTCGCTCAGTTCACCGATAGCTTCCTGAAGGGCTTCTCCCTGAAGCTCTAAGATCTCCACGATCCGGTCTTCACCCTGCTTGTACAACTCTTCAAGCAACTTGCGTTCCACATATATCAGCTCAAGACTATCAAGAAACTCATCGTCATCAGCTTTGACAATCAGTTCCCAGCAAGCTTCACACATGAGCGCCCACCTCAGCTGATCCTTTTCGCAGTAAACGTTTAGCGATGATCGAAACACGCTCCTGCAGGTCGTCGGCATCACCGTTTCCTTCCGGATCAAGAATAATCGGTTGGCTTCCTGCTAATTGTGCAATCGGAGTATCAAGGTACTCCGGACTGAACTTGCTTTCATCAATCGTCGTACCCAGAACATCCTCAGCAATCGGGATCAGGTCACGGACCAACATAATGCCTCGTTCAGCGATAAAGTCCAGCATAGCCTTGCGATCTTCCGGATCAATGATGCTCGGTGCTCGAAGCACTGCTTTCACTCGGAAGATTCCCATGGCTGGGAACAACCGCTTGTTGAATATCTCATTCATGATCCACTTGCGATAAGGCTCAAATACTTGTTCTTCTGCAAACTGCAATGCTGCCTGTGCTGTCGCCCGGTTATAATCTGAGCTTTGGCCAACAAGAATCGGCGGTAAGCGGAAGGATGACAAGATATCAGCTTTCTTTTCCTTCCCGTATTCCAAGAAGAGCGCATCTTGTTGCAGAAGGTCATTGAGCTTGTCCATCTGGATTGATACCTTCTCAACCTTCTCGTCCATGGGGCCGCCAGTCTCTTGCCCTTTGGCTTCAAGGTAAAGAATACCCCCTTGGGATTGAGATCCTTTGACCTTACTCAATAGCTCCATGGATTGTTGAGTGAGTCGTCCATTCGTCACAGTCAGGATCATAGAAAGCATCCGACCATTCGAGAAATAGGATACGTTCAATTCCTCAGCTTCACGGGAGCCGACCACACCAGGCGCGTTCCCAAACCAGCGGGGTTCACCATAGGCGCCGTCATTGCCGACCTTCAACGGAATGACCTGGTTCTCGGTACCATCAGTACCGAACAATCGAAACCAAACTACCGATGTCCCGCGCTTCATTGCATATCGACGTGCATAGATTTGTTGAGTGAATTCCTCAACCTCTTTGGTAGAGCTGATTCGTCGTTTGAGTTTAATTGTCGCAAGTTTGCTTTCCTTGGTGTACCGTACATACTTCGGGTCCATCCGGAAGATCGTCGGGAACTCACTCCCGCTCGGCCAAGCAACTTCCATGTTGGCCATCCCCGTGCTTTCCAAATCCTCAATAAGCTGACCTATGATCTCTTCAGGATTATCTTCGAGGTTACATGTCTCCAAAAAGCGTTCAGCACGGTTCCATTCTTCCTTGGCCGAGTTGTCATCTTCACCAGACACATATTCCAAAGCAATACCGTGGCCAGCAATGTTCCGCTTGTAAGCCTCAATGCATTGAGGAATGATGTTGCTGTTTTTGACAAGCAGCCTGCAGGAAGCAGGATCGTTGCCTGATTCAAATGGTAACAGCCCGTGATGATCATATAAGCTGTCGAATACATCGGGAAGTTGGGCGCTTGATGGAATGTGCTTACCTTCCTCTTTCGCATATGGAACCCATGATGCATTGCCTTCACTCAATTATATCCACCCCGCTCCCCCATTGTTTTCTTCATGCTTCGATTCCTCCCGTTGCTGTTGTTTTTTCTTAAACCACTCGAACCACTTATCAGCTACCTGACGCACTTGCAAGGCGATTGAATAAGCCATAATTCGGTCATCGTGACAACCACTGTCGGCTTCTGCCTTGCCCTTGTTATCAATGAACGTCATACACTCGCCGTACAGCTCTGGACAATAAATATCGTAAAGCTCATCACGAATGGCTTCTTTGAAATCACTGATCATCACGGGACGGGTTGCCTTATTGGTTTCCCATCCAAGCTTGCCCTTCTTATGAAGGAACAGCAGCGGGTAATGACATGTGTTGAACAACGTGTTAAGCACTGATTCACCAGTGTTATTGTTCTCCACTGCAAGCAATGCTGTGTTGTAATAAAGGCCCAACGTGTTCAGCTTTTTCCCGAACAAGTCAGTGTCCCACTTGCCATGTAGAGCGGCACACATTTCGCCTGTACGCGCATCGATCACATAAGCAGCATCATAGTCACCATCTTCGGTACCCTTTGCTGTATCTGCAGATAAAATATATTGCTTGCCTTGCTCTGGAAGGTGATAGATGACCAGTTCCCCCGCATGAGCCGGGATAACCTGTTCTTTAACAAAATCAATTTCATGAATAACACCTTTCAGTTTAATTGCTTCCTTCAGGCGCTTAATGAATTTGTTATCAAAGATACTTTCACCTGATAACAAGAACGCTTCGTCAGGTTCAGAAGGGTATTCCTGTTCAAACTGTCGTGAATCACCGCCGCAATCGTTTCGGATGGTATACCGTCGCCATTGCAACTGCTCATCGTCCAACCCGTATTTTGCCTTGAGTTCCAGTTCATCTTCAGTCAGTTCAAAGCCAGGCGGAACGGGCTTGCGGTAGTCGGGCATCTCAAACCATGCAAAAAAGAGCGGAGAAAAATCATTCTCGCCCTTAACGGCTGCATCCCATATTTGCTTGAACTCTTCCATGCCGTTTGCTGTAGATTCGATAATTCCGATGCTTCCTGGCTCTTTGGACAAAGCAGCAAGAAGGGAAAGCAAATGTCGCTTCTTCTTTTTCGCTGGCCAGAACGCCACTTCGGAAGCATGGAGATAATGAATCGTATCCGAACGGGCAAGTACCCGGCTTTCCGCTGATTGTACAGTGATCTTCGATTTCAGACCTGGATTCCTTCGACGGTCTACCGTCCGGATCGCCGGGTTCTCGAAGGTCAGCTTCTTGGCGTTGTTCTTCCTGGTCATCGGCTGAATCACTGGTGGAACACGTTCATAATAAAGCTGGAACATGTCGAATAGGTTGCTTGAAGCATCCGAGGACTGAGCAACAATAAAGGCATTCTTCGCCTCTTGTAGAGACGTGAAATAGTAGATTAATGCCTCTGTCACGGTGGAAAATCCCATTTGCCTGGCTTTAAGAATGATGATCCGAACGGGCTTCCCTGCTTCTAAATCCTCAATTACTTTGGCAGCATAACGCCGTTGGGCTTCATTGAGTATCAAACGCACCATTGCACCGGACTTGTCCTTTATCTTGAGCATGCGGTAACAAAACTGTTCGAAGTCCAACAGGATCGCTTTTAACTCAGCAAGCTTGTCAGGGCGTTGCTGCAGTTTTCGTTTGATACGCCGACGGTGTTCCTTAGCTAATGCGATCACCAATCTAAATCATCCCCATCGTCGTCATCTTCATCGTCTACATCATCTTCGCCCCCATTCTTACCCCCATGACCTGATGCCTTGTATTTGTCCAACTCAAGACGCTCACGGGCAATCCTCAGTTTTTCTTCCTCCTGCTGCAGGCTGGCAATAAGGTTAATGACTCGCAACTTCTTATCCCTCGTCTTCACTAGGGCTTCCTCTTGTTTAAGGATCTTGTCCAGCTTTGACGTGACAACGGTCGTGATCTCCGTTACCTTCATGCCTTCAGTGGTCAGTGGTACACTGATTGCCTTTCCCGTCTTAGGGCTCAACATAGAAACCTTGTCCTTCCGTTGCATGAGCTCCTGCTTGGTCTTACGCTCTTCATCAGTCAAACCATCTTCAAGCAGTTTGACACGCTTCATGTGACGCCGCTCCTGAAGGGTTAACATGATCAACTGTTCTTTGAGCTGAACAAGAGGATCAGTGTCAATCTGGACAAACATACCCTGTTCTTCAGGTTCCAGCGCATCCAAGAAGATCGTTTCATACATGCCTGTCTTCAACGCCTTTTTATTCCGGTATGGACCACCAGGGCCGCCACTGTTCCCAACGGCATTTTTATTCCCGGGTGGAGCACCGCCACGATTGCCAGATGCATTCTTGTTGCCTTTGGGCGCTCCCCTTGATTTCGGAACGCTCCCATTCGTTCCATTTGGAGCGCTCCCTTTGGAATCCCCCGAAACGCTCCCATTGAGTTCATCTTCCCAGCAATCCATGGACTTCCACTTGCGAACCCTAGATTCGGGAACAGAAAGAGCGACGGCGATGTCCTTTAACTTCATCGACCCGCCGCTCTCCAGCCACATCAGTTTAGCCTTGTCCCGTTCAGGACTTCTCTCTCTGGCCATCTACATTCATCACCACCCCCAACAATCAACTGCAGCAGTTACTCACACATAGGGAATCAAGACTGAATCCATCGTGTAAGTGTACCCGAACTGCCTCTCGTAATTTTTCCTTGCGATGTCGGCCCGATTCACAGAACCGTATCCCCTGACATCCCTGTTCTGCTTCCTTACATCATTCATTTTCTGTTCCCACCAACCAATGTTGTTCACAGACTCAATTACATTGAACAGCTTTCTGTCATGGTCGATAATCACGAAACACAATTCTTCACGCTTATGCATAGCAAAAACCACCTCTGCGTCTAGTAAAGCCGTTGAAGGCTTCCAAAACCAATATAAGGTGGTCAGATTGCTTTATAACACATTAATGAAATTACCACTCATCATCCTTCTGAAGCTTGATATCCAGTTCGATGAGACGTTCCAGATCCTGAACGGTCTTCATCATTATATGTCCAGCCTGCAGGTCTTTAACCCACTGGGCGATAGCTGCCTTGACGATCTTCCTGTATTGCTCTTTACTCTCAAGGATACCTTCCATTACAGCGAGTTCATGTTGCAATAAATCTTCATCTGGTGTTCTCATGCGTACCCCTCAGCTTTCCGTTATGATGGAATGCGAGATAGTGGATGTCTGCAAAATGCCACGCGTGGCGGGCCGCTATCTCAGCCGGGGGATACCCTGGGTGTTAAGGAGGACGTTACCGCGTCCTCCTTTTTATCATGCTTTGGAGTTTTTAGACATTAGGAAAACCACCTAAATAGTAGGTGGTTAATAATGAGCTATCGTTTCCCGTTAGCTTAGACAGTTGTCTTAGAAGATTAACTCACAATCTTTATGCTCCCATACATCAAATAAGTTTCCATCTAGATCTTCAAAAACAAAAAACTTGCCGTAAATGCCTTCATTGCTAATTGGTCTGGTTGTAACTCCATCCGATGTTAGTCTCATGTGTAATGATTCGATATCATCTGTAAAAAATGTTACAACCCACCTTGGCCGTCCGTTTACTTCAAAAACCGCTCTTGTGTCATTATCAGATTCAATTAAATCAATTATTGGGCGGTTATCCCTGAATAAACTTATATAATTCCCTCTATCGTTTCTGATGTTAAAACCAAAGTGACTGACGAACCATTCTCCAGATTTTTTTGCATTTTTAACTGGAATAACATTATATGCGATTCCTAAAATACTCCCATTTACCATACTACTCAGCCCCTGTCATAAATTCGTCTCCAAATTAATTCAAGGTTGTTATTGCAATATCCTGCCCGTTAGATTAACAAGATTACTTTCAGCAATGTTAAATAAAGTGTCTCATCATAAAGCATCATCACTTTGCTTAACCAAAGCAGGAACCTTTCCTTTTATTTTGGATAGGGTTTGTGCAAAGGCAGGATCTTACGCCGCATCTTCTTGTTCAATGGCATTAAGTACTTGTGCTTGCCCTCTGTCCGGTACAATTCGGCATTGGCATCCAGATTGTTCCTGATCCAATCGATGCGTTGACTGCCGGTACCATACTTGCTGTGAATCGATTTGGGATGTGTCTTCTTGCCCCGGATGATGAAATAATGCTCCCCGTCCGTCTTGCCCTCATAGATCCAGTTCGTCGCCTGATAGATCCCACCGTGATGCTTTTGCTCAACGTCGGCATAACTGACGATCAACTCCACATTGGGGGATTGCTCCTTCAAGAAACGGATCGCTTTGGCAAGAATCTCCGATACAAATGATTGATGCTTGGTTAAGGCAACCCGTGTCAACTCACAACATTCACGCTGCGTCAGGCCATAAGGAGAACCGATATTCTGAGTCGCCCCACGGCTGAATATAACAACACCGATAAACTGGCCATCCTCCCATGCTCCCACTTTGACCGACTTCCCTGCGGGCAAGCTGCGGCTATAGTGGAAATTCTCACAGGAAAACTTCGCTGCTGCATGTGTCGCCCAATCCACTTTTAAATCAATCATGTTCGAATTCCTCATTACAGTGCGGACAAGTCACCAGTTTTGAACTCAATACCCCCAAATCGCCTTGATCCTCGGAAGTACCCGCATCGAAGTTCGGGATCTCAATCTCACCAAGCATCTGTTTCAGGTCCACATCGTCGAACCCGGACAAGGAAATATCCACGCCTTCCTGTTTCAGCTCAACAAGCAACTGCGAAAGGGCATCTTCATCCCAATCACCTGATACCTTATTCAAAGCGATATTCAGGAGCCGTTCCTGCTGATCGTCCAGATCCACCACGGATACCTGCAGCCCAGTGTGGCCCAGCTCATTGACCATGATCTTATAACGTTGATGGCCACCAACCATGTTCCCTGTACGTTCGTTCCAGACAATCGGCTCAACATAACCGAATTCCTCTATACTGCGGCGAAGCTTCTCATATTCCAGATCCCCGGGCTGAAGGTCAACGCGGGGGTTGTAGGCTGCTGCATTAATCTGATCGATTGGCACGATTCTGATGTTCATTTCTACCACCTCAAAGTTTTTTATGGCAACAAAAAAGGGATAAGCATCAATGCTCATCCCTTCTCAGTGGTTAATTCGATTCGTTATTATTTATACCAGCCATGAAGTCCATCAGCGCAACTACTAAAGCCACTTTGATAGTTGTACTCGCTGTTACCTTCAACATGTTCAAGCGCCTCGTAAACCTTACGTAACGCACCGGAACCATTAGACATACCGATAATATCGATTTGAGCTCTAACCATAGCTGTCCAATACTCTTGAGCATTCAAATCAAGGTCATATTGTTCGTAAATGCCACCTTGTTTATCCAGATCATCAATAAATTTATCCAGGCCTTCAAGTAAATTGGATTCTTTCACTTCCCCGTACCCAGGAGCTCTCTTTTGAGCTAACTTCCGTTCCTTAAGTCCTTCGGCTAATTTCTCAGCCAACTCTTGAATCAATTTCGCTTCCATCCTTATCACCCCTTTTCTAATTTTAGGATACTATATTTTCCCAGCCTGTCTAGTATTCTTCTTCCAGTAATTGTGTTGAGTTGGTTTCAGCGTTTGGGTGACCATCATATGCATGCGTAGGCTCACTCAGACGCTGTTCTCCGCTCTTCAATGGACTGATCCCTGCAAACGGACGTTCTCATATAAAAAAGCTTAGAATGGCTCACATTCTGTTATATGCAAGCAAAAGAAAAAGCACCACGATGGGTGCTTTAATTTAGAATTACAATTCAATCCTAATAGTAATGTCATCATTTTCAATTTCAAGAGTGAGCACATTAAGCTTCATTTTTTGGTAGCTTGTAGACGCAGATCTTGAAAATGTTGAATTAAGGACTTTAATTTGTTCTTTTTCTAAATTGTGATCGGCATCTTCCCAATTTATTCCTATGTTGTAGTATGGAGTATTCGCATAATGTTGTCCTTCTAAAGAAATGACTACACCCCGTATACTGATATAATCGTTATCAGTAGTTGTAAAGTCAACATCTGCCATGAAAGTATACCCTCTTTTGTTGTATATACCATGAATTAGATTATATTGCTCATTAGCCTTTTTATAACTTAGTTGCTTCCCCACTATCTATACACCTCCCTTCGACATCACAATTCGACAATTAGGAAGGTTTTACCTCTTTTGGACATAAAGGTCTACAGCAAAACTGTTTTACCCCGTCGAAGCGACCCCATACACAACCTTTGCATTTCTCAGGCTGTTTGTTGAGGCGAATGCGTATCTTCTTCCGTCTTCTGCTGATCACTTTAAATCCTCCAATGAAAAAAAGCCGATCCAGTGAAGGAACGACTTTAATGTGATATGTATGATGTTGTTGTTACGTCCTAAAAGCATGCGCCCGAAACGGTCGCCGCAAAAACGCTGTGCTCTTTGCTTTAAATGCATACGTACTATGTAACTATAGAGGAAGAACAAGACCATTTTACTGAGGTTACATTATTGAGTCAAAAACACTAATCTTCATTATAGTAGTATAACTTTTCGTTAGCTCCTGATCTCGTCTATTTCCTCACTTTATTGATTAAAAATCCAAAATATGAATGTACCAAATAAGCAAACAAGCGACACAGGATACATTATCCATTTGCTTACCCGATCTTTATACGCAATAACCCAGCAGATGATACCAATCCACGCAATTAATAGTTGCCAGAAATCCAATGATCGACACCTCCCCAACAACTAATTCGGTATCTGAATTGAATTACCTTCTTAAGTTAACAGAAAAGGCGAGAAGAGGAACGCCCCAGTCATATGCCGCATGTGCAGCTGTGCGTTTCATTCTCGCTCGATTTCCACAATACAAATATATCACGCCTAAAGTCCAACGAACGGCCATCATATGGCCATATATCGGTCAAAAATAGGTCACTTTTTTTTCTTCAAACGATTCTCTCTTACCTCCTTTATGTTCTTACTTGATTCCTTCACATCTTTAAGAAATTTTTCTTGTTCCATATAAGCGCTATCTATACAATCTTTTAAACTTATGATCCACTGGTATCTCAGAAAGAATAGCGAAAAGCTTAATAGTAGCATCATCATAACTATAATCAGCATTCTCCCATGAGCATCTTGAAGGCTACTTATATATTTTGCGTAGTCTTCTGACTCTTTTAATATAGCCTCTGTTATATATTCCGCTTTTTCCTCAAGACTTTCCACTGGGATTAGTGCTTCTTTATAGAGGTACATATTTTTCTCATGTTGCCAATCAACAGGTTTTAGACCTTGTCCTAAATAAAAAACAGTTGGAGATAAGATAGCAGTTAACACGAATGTAACAATAACCCAAATAAGATTAATTTGCTTAGCTATCTCAGCTTGAGTAGTAATTCCGCTTCTAATTACACCCAACTCATCTAAATTAGGATGCTTCTCTTTTATCCTCTTTTTTAGTTCCGAGGATGTGTTCAAACTAATTGAGCCGAAACACCTAAAGAAACTCCCAGTAGCTCCATGTTTCATTAATAAATATCTACTCGCACTTGAATATTTAAATCCCAAATGAACTCCCCCTTTTAAACATATATCGGAAAAAAAGGAGAATAGGAATAGGCCGGCATTTAGCCGACCTCAATTTCTTCTTTTGATTCAAAATACACTTCAAGTCCCAAAGCTGAACCTAAAATATTTAGCCCTTCGGTTTTAACCCTACGAAATGTCCTATCACTTAATCCCAGTTCTCCTGAAATAATCGCATCATACTCACCCTCGTTATCTAAATAACTTCGCTGGATGACATCACATTGTATTGAAGAAAGTCTCTCCATTGCCAAACTGAGTAACCGATCCTTTTCCTTCAGTTCAGCCTCTTTATCGACATTATAAATTGCAATCCGTTCAGTCTGTTTGCTGATTGCATTAGTGGATTGATGTTCTCTATATACATAAGCCTGCGTGATTGCTGCCTCACGTCTAACGAACCCGATCTGCCGGTACTGACGAACGGTTTCAATAAATTCTTCCACAGCGCGGCGGGTAGCTTTCTCGTCGATCGGCAGTATGTTAAAAGTTAATTGTAAGTTGTTTTTTCGGCGTTTCCCCATTTTGATCCCCTCACCGTGTTATAATTTTTGGTGAGGTTTATTTGATGTGTCCCCCGCCGTGCCGCCAAGCTCGCGGGGGATATTTATTATACTGGTATAACTTCGTTGCAAAACTCGTCCCACTCCGCTTCACATTCTTCAGCACTCCATCCACTTACCAGGTCATGCGGATATCCATACTCCAAAAGCAACGCTCTAAAATCCCGTTCCAATTACCACTCACCTCCACGTTTGTAGTAGCGACTATTACCATTATGTTGTTGTGGAGCAGTTACCGCCTTTTGAAGCTTGTCGGGCCGTTTAGGTGGATGCTCAGCACCAATTGCCTTCAAGTGATTTGCTATCTGCTCCGGTGTCCACAATACCGTGTTCACTTTGCGATAATCGATCATCAGCAGATCCTCCTTAAATCTAAATTTAAAATGGAACTTTTTAATATATTTGTCGTATTTATCATCAAAAGGAGATGACTAAGTTGGGAATGATTGTATTAGGTATCATAATAATCGCGCTCACGGTGTATGATCGCAATTATCCGAACTCTATTGTTTCACGATTTTTTAAACGTATTACCCCTGGGCACAAAAACGTAGAAAGTGCTCAAATCAGTAGTACAACGGGCATAGGTTCTGGTGTGATATTTATCTTAATAGGAGTAGTAGTAACGCTTTTTCGATTAAATTAGAAAACGATACATACGAGTGATTATTCTTTATTTCTGATCCCTACGAAGAGGCAATGCGCCTCTTCTTTTGTTATCTCCCTTTGGTTGATATAGACCCCATTCAAAAGAGTCATTTTACCCATGCGAAGCCCTGGTACCGATCTTCAATAAGGTAAGCTCGTCCCTGTGGCACACGGTCCCCTGGTTCCACTCGTAAAGTTCCATACCATGTCTGAACCGTTCCTTGCTTTTCAAGTTCAGTACCTTCAGCCACGACCATTTTTATCTTATCGATGTGACAACCGGAATCGATCAACGGGGTAAGCGTTCGGTTAATCAGTTTGATTACATCGGGATTAATGGCCATGTCATCAGCTCCTCACTAAATCAATCAATTACATCAGCAACAGTGCATTTATCAGGATTCTTACGTTTGGCAAGTCGTCGCTTAGCCGTTGGCATCGGCAGCCAAACGATATACTTCTCGGTAACATTCATCTTGAGGGCACATTCGGCTGCTGTTCCCATGGCTAAAAGGTTCTCGCCTTTATAAACTGCGTATTCCTTCATCCGTGGTTCCTCAGGTCATTGATGTACCATTCAGTGTGCTGAAGGACATTAATGGACTTAGTGAGCAGATCCTTGTCAAACCATCCGAAGTGACATTCATTAACGGGGATGCCTAACTTCGTGGCCAAGATGCTGTATGCCTGGCGGCGTTTAACCTTCTTGCCTTTCCACGTCGGGTCAAACAGGGCATGACATTGCTTTTTCAGCTGTCGCAATTCTTTGTTGGCTAATCGACCCAAAGGGATATCCGTCCCAGTGTGGACGCCCACATAAGCATCACAGCCGGTGCATTTGTACACTCGGCCGTTACCATACTCCTTACCGTAAATCGCTGCGTTACTGGTATAGATAACGTCACTTCTGCAATATGGACAGGTAATAGGGATAGGGTATTTAGCGATCTTCATTTTGAGTAGCGCTCCTTTCTGCGATCATATGTTCCGTTTCACGGGTGTAAGTGGTCACCCCGGCCAACGATCGACCGGGGGATGCTACTATATGAATGATGCTTAGACTGCTACGCCATCCTGCATCATTTTAGTGACGCGCTTTTTGTACGCTCCGTATTTGGTGCTGATCTGTCCGCTAGGGACATTGATCTCCTTGGATATCTCCATCCAAGTCTTGCCCTCGTTCCGTTGTTGCAGCAGGGTAGGGAAATCGGCAGGAGCGTCAGCAAGTTTGATATCATCAAAGATTGGCCGTTTATTGAGAATGAACATCTCAAGTTCTTCCTTGCCGATCTCGGCAGGCGGATTGGCTTTATCACCTGCAGGCGGTTCTTCTTGTGTAACGCGTTGGGTATCGGTCGGCGGTTGGTCACCTTCTGAACCCTCAGAAGAACTAAAGTCCATTTCTCTCGATCCGGACTGATCATCTCCTCCATCCTTCATCCAGTCTGGGATGTCATTGTTATCGTTATCACCGTAGGGATCATTTGGATCGGTACCAGGATCATCGGCGCTTGTCAGTGGAACAGTTGGTTGGGCATCACCATCACCCGTTTCCTGACCGTCTCCAGTAGGTTGCTCTTGATCAATCGGCGCCTCAGCCGGTCCAAACAACTGAGCTTGATTCTCGTCTTGCTCAGGTTCGTCAGCTCCTTCAATTCTGGTTACCACACCGGATGAATCGGTTGTCACACGGCGACCTCCGTTCCAGGTACGGTACATGGCGTCCCGTTCATCCTCTTCGAACTCAAATGCAGCTTGCGGATCTCCAAGGAACACATTGATTTTTTCACCTTGGTTAGTGGACAAGAACATGAAATTATCCTGAACAACCTTCAACGGCAAAGTAAGTTTAATCTCCACATCAGACTCGCCGACTTTAAATCCTTTTCCCATAGTTGCGCTGAATTTTGCAAAGTTTTTAATCATTCCAGTCATCTCCTTAAATTTTATAATTGTGATAATTCCTTGATCTTCACTTCAATGCGTGGTCGTGCGCTGTATCGCTTCCGAGCAAACACTTCAACAACCTGACTATCATCCTTCCAAATCACACCTTTGAGGGCATCTTTTACACCCTTCAGGTAATTGTCCACGTCCGGCTTAGTTGTCGGTACGATGTGCCCAGCTTCAGCGAGCATCGCCTTCTTTGGGCTTTTGCTAATGGATTTTGGTATAGATCGGTAAACCGTCAACACCATGCCGATAGGTCCGAGTAACAAAGCATCAGGTGCGTGTTCACTGGCTGCCAGCTTCACGTAATCTTTGTAATCCTTAGACTTCTTCGGATCGTACATCTTCACAAAACCTGTTCTGGTCGAAGCTTTTGGACGCCCCTGCGCCACCGGCTCACCATATACTGTGAAAGTGATCATGTGCGTCGCCGTCCTTTCGTTCTTTCTCTACGCCGTTGACGCGCCGGCAACATGTCCCGCCGAATGACAAACACCTCAGCCAGTTTCCGACCATCGTCACCGCGTACGGCGTAACTCAAATGTGTCTGATGGTGCGGATCAATCAGCTTTCGCATGCTGCACCTCCAGTTCCGGCCATTCGCCAGCAATTTCATCAAACTCAGCGATCCCTTCGTGGAGCTCAGTTTGATCAATTCCCTCGAACTCTGCTTGCAGCTCGTCCAGATCTGGAACCTGTCCTGTATTCATGAATCGATGTCTCATGTACTCTGACACCGACCATCTGGTATAAGGACTGCCCATCATGCTCCCCGCCGAATAGTTCTTGGCTTACCTGAGAAGCAGTGAACAATGACCATTTGATCTGGCAAATCCCTTTCAACCAGCCAGTTCTCTGCATTCAGGCCATTAGCCTTAATCTCAATCTTTTGCCGCTTTGTCGGCCGTTTACCTTGCTTCATGTCCGTTCCTCCTTACGCCCATTGGTGTTGTTCAATGTTTTGGGGCAGTTGTGGCGGCGTTGGGCCATAGTTATGCTTCCGCTCATAGTTCACAAATTTATTGAACTGCTTCAGGAAGACCAGTTCAACGGTACCCACGGGGCCGTTACGTTGTTTACCAATGATGATTTCGATGATGTTCTTCTTCTCTGTCTCAGCGTTGTAGTAGTCGTCCCGGTACAAGAACGATACGATGTCGGCATCTTGCTCAATCGAACCCGATTCACGAAGATCACTCATCATCGGCCGTTTGTCCTGTCGTTGCTCGACAGCTCGGCTGAGCTGGGATAATGCGATGACTGGAACGTCCAGTTCGCGGGCTAAATGCTTCAATGTCCGACTGATGTAAGAAACTTCTTGCTGACGATTTTCACCCGATTTACCTTTACCTCCGGCAACTTCGATAAGCTGCAGGTAATCGATCATGATCATGGCCAATCCTTTTTCTTTCTTCAGACGACGGCATTTGGAACAAATGTCCTGAATGGTTATTCCTGCTGAATCATCGACATAAATATTAGTTTCAGCCAAAATCCCAACTGCTTTGGTCATGTTGATCCAATCCTGGTCCTCCATTTCACCCATTTTCATTGCAGTGGCTTCAACGTTGCCCTCTGAACTGACCATCCGTTGTGCGAACTGTCCAGCAGACATCTCCAGACTGAATACTGCTACTGCTTCTTTGGTATCTTTCGCAACGTTCTGAGCAATGTTCAAGGCAAACGCCGTCTTACCCACGGAAGGACGAGCTGCCACAATAATCAAGTCACTGCGCTGGAGTCCACCAGTGATACTGTCCAGATCAATGAACCCGGTATGAATGCCATTGACAATGCCATGCTTGACGTTATATGCACGAGTTTCCACATCATCAACAAGCTGCATCATGATTCCTTTAATTGGCTTAAAGTCCTCTTTTGGAGCAGCACGATCAGCAATCTTGGCCTGCGCCGCTGAAGCACTGGCAAGTAGCTGCGGAACTTTGGTTCCACTGGCAGCTTGTTGGATCTGCAAAAGACTTGTTTGGATGAACTCCCTGCGAATAGCCATGTCTTGCAACTGCTCGATGTAATAGCTGGCATTTGCAGTTGTTGGTACAGCATGAACTAAGTTGGCCAAATAACTAACGCCGCCGATGTCTTGAAGTTCTCCGTTAGCCTTTAAACGTGAAGTCAACGTCACCAGATCAATGGGCTGTTGGGATTCTTTCAGATCAGCTATGGCTATATAAATCAAGCGATGGGCTTTATCGTAAAACGCATCGTCTGAGAGTCCTTCAGCCAGTTCCATGACCTCATCAGGATTTAATAACATTGCCCCAAGTGTTGATTGTTCAAATTCCATGCTGTGCGGCAGATTATTTTGTATGTCGAAGCTTTGCAAGTAACTCATCCTTCCATCCAGGCGGCGGTAACGTAGCTTTTGCCCGGTTTGCTTCTCGTTGATCCAGATAAGCCCTGGTAGCTTCCAGCTCACGTTCACGCGCTGACTGGTCAGCGGCAAACCCCCGTATCTCAGAGATCTTGGGGTAAAAACTGCTTATCTTGATGTGACGCTCAACATTTTGGACAGCCGTTTCAAAAGGGAAATCTTTCAGCTCCTTGAGATGACGGTCTATGTTCTCGTCACTAGTTATAAAATTTGGGTACTCATCGCTGATTAGCATGAACAACCGAAGAACATCAGCCCTTTCCACGCGCCTCCTCCTCCCTCAACATTTGTTGCAGTCGGCTCTGGTTCTGCTGTTGCCTAGACGATTGTTGTCTCCGACCACTTGGTACCGAAGCTGTTGTAACTGAAGAACCTTTCCTTGCTTCGAAAGCGTCGTCCAACGCTTTGGCTGCTTCAAATGTTTTGGCCCCAGACCTCAGATAATCTCCAAGGATCTTAGTAATAAGGGTGAACCTGTATCCTGAAGCAGCTAATGCCGCACGTTCCATCGCTCGTATCACCACAGCCTCGTCCATATGATCCTCATCGATGTAAACGATAAGTTGCTGTGCTTGGAATGGATTGCATTCGAATCCAAACACTCGCTTGTGAGCTGAGTAAAATGATTCATACTTCGGATCAGGTAGACGATCAATTTTATTTCCGTCTGCAGTAGCAGATGATGAAGCAGAAGAAGAAAGAAGATCTTTTAATACAGGGTCTAAAATTTGTTCCACTTTCTGTTCTACTTGCGGAAAGTGGTTTAATTTTTGTTCCACTTTCTCACCTACCCCGTCAAAGTGGTCTAAATTCTGTTCCACTTCCTGTCCTACTTCGCCAGAGTAGCTATCCAAGTGGTTCGAATTTTGTTCCACTCCGACACCCAGTAAGTCAAATTCGACGCTGTAATCTCCTTTGGATTGCCCTCTTGGAGGTTGAATGTAAGCAATCAATCCTGCTTCAACCAGTTTTTTTCGGTGAGCATTTAGCGTACCTTTGTTCGTGATTCCCGTCTGAACCATGAGATCCGTGTTAGTCATTTTCCACGCCTTACGCCACCCAAGCTTTGCACTGCGGCGCCATAAGGCAATCATTATTGCTATCCCTTCAGGACCAAACTCTTCCGGCCCGCCAATGGCTTCGAATTGTTCCAGAAGCCCGGAAAGGGTCGGTCTGGCTGTCTCAGTCACTTGCGTCTCCCCCTCCCGTAGCAGCCGTGATTTCAGTTCCATACACCAAGTTTATTTCTGTTGAACAGCGTAAACAGCGACATCGAATTTGCTTTCTTTACCTGTAATTTCTTGAATAACCGTTTGTATTCCATGTCCGAATTGTGCAATTAGATCGTTGATTGCATCTGGCATTTGGTTCGGTTCAGTGATAATAGCTGCCTGTGCTCCCAATGAAAAAGCAACATCTCTTAAATGGGATTCGATAGCTTCTGGCCCTTCAATTACAGCTTCCTCAAACATTTGTTGTAACTGGTTGAAGACTGCCTTTCTGCTCTGTTTAGTGTCACTCATTTTGGTTGCCCCTTCCCTAATCCCTTACGAACCTGATCTTGTACCTTTGCCCAAGCATCTTCATAAACGACGCTCGGATCTTCATCGTCAAGTAGCTCCATAACGATGCTCGCTTCAACCTTCAAACTTTGAAAATTGCCAAGGTTTTTGGTATATGAAGCACCGACAGATATTTGTTTTACCTTGGGCATCCTCAATGCCCCCTTCTGTGTTGTAAGAATACATGTGGATACTTGACCCGCTTGACCTCCCAATCCGGGTACCCGCGTTCGAAATACGCAAAGGTTTCACGTTGAAAGGCTGCCTTGTCAGTATCAAACAACTTCCAAATCCGTTCCCCCATCATGCTCTTCAGGGGCGGCTTGCCTGACAGATCGTTCATATCGATCACCTACCCGCTACATATACCTGTTTGCCTGTAATGGCCGCTATTTCACGTTTGAACAGTTCTTCATCAGAATTGTTGTCCGACAAGTGCAATAAGTGAATCTCTTGCACCCGCCGCATGTCGTTCGCTCTGATGAATTCCTTCACGTTCTCGAGCGAGAAGTGCGAACGTAGTAATCTATGTTTCATCACCGCCGGCACATGGCCAGCGGCAATATTTTGATTGAGTATATTAATTGAATAATTGCATTCCACCATGATGTGGGTTAGACCCGTGAACCGATGCTTGATGTAATAGGTGTCTGTCGCAAACAAAAGCTTGTCACCTGCTGTATTAGCCAAGAGGAACCCCAAGGGCTCCGCTGCGTCATGCTGAACATCAAAGGGTAGAATTGACCAGGTACCAATGGTGAATGGCTCAAGTGCCGATACACGCCGCACACGATGACTGTCTATCCCTAAAGCATCAGCAGTGCCGGAACTGGTGTATATGTCCACTCCTGCCTTGATCAGATCCTTAACAGCGACGCTATGGTCTCCATGTTCGTGACTCACAAGGCATCCGGCCAACTCCGACACACGGAAGGCAAGACCGCGCTGAATGTCTTTATAGCGAAGCCCTGCATCCAGAAGGAGGGGCGTGTGGCCATCCGTGATTCGGTAGGCATTACCCGCGCTACTGGAGCCGAGGGAAGTAATCTCAATCATCAGAATCCGGGTCCGCCGGATGTATCGTCATCACCGAAAGTCATTTCACGTTGTTCATCACCTGAAGGTTGATCGTCGTTAGGAACATCATCCAGGTGTGGCGGGGTAACATCGATTACATCACGATTTGCATTCGCTCTTATCTCTTCTGAAACCTCAGCATCTGACAAGTCGCTCTCTATCTGTTTCAGTCGCAGATAATCGTCATCGATCTTCTGACTGTCTATGGTGATATCGTTATGCGCTGCGCGATATACAGTTTTCCATGCCATTTTGTCATGCCAGCCTTCCACCGTTTCCGTACCTACCTTTTTACCTTTCTCCCATTTGTCTTTCTCGCCTCCCCAGAACTCGGCACTAGCTTTTTCTGGTTTTCTCTTCTCAATCTCTTTGAGCGTCATCATGACCAACTTGTTTTTCTCTGGAGTTTTTATGAATGAGTGAAAATAAAATCCCCCAAGGATAGTGCCACGATCAAAAGGATTTTTAATTTCAAACTCATAGCTTTCATTCGGGTGATTTGCATCTCTTTTAATTGGTGCAAAGTAATCATTGGAGTAAACCAGTTCAACAGTTACATGGTCCGGAACATCCAAGCCGTATTTCACTGATTTGAGTTCAAGGCCCCGGTACCCTTCGATGAAGCCGATATCGTATTTACCTGTATTGTTGTTTTTAAAAGGAATTAAGCTAATATGATTCGGTTGCGCAGGATCGAAACCAATACGAGCATAAGCAACTACATCGCGTGATAACTTATCCATGTTGACGTTCGCCCAATTCATAGGAACAGGATCACGATACTGGTCAGATTTTTTCAGGCGCTTTTCTTCTGCAGTCTTCAATACTGCATCCAAAGCGATGAAGTAATTCTGTGCAAGACGTTTCTGGAAGTTAGTAAGAGCAACTTCGCCAACGCTTGAACCAAATTCGGAAATGACTTTGGTCATGAAGCGTTCGGACTGTGTCGGCTCTGTTTTAGCAATGGCTTGCTCCCCTGTTTGGGGAGCTTGTTGGTTTTGTGTAGACAATTCAATCGCCTCCTGAATGTGTTAGTCGCAATATGTTCTATTGCAATGAGGGCAACCAGTAATCAGTTCGGAACCCGCTTTTTCAACCGTTATCCCACTGGTACGAGTACCGCCATTCCAAGTGGGTTTTTCTAGTGGAGCGTAGATGTTCTGATTACAATTCCAGCAACGCCCATTTTGCGGGGCGAAGTGTGGAGCCTTTTTGTCTTCACAGTATTTTTTCTGTGCTTCAATACTTTTGGGGATGTCATACATTTAGATCGCCTCCTGGATGTTGTGCTCCAAACGGAGCTTCTTGTCGCCTTCAGATACCACTAAGCGAATCACTTGGGCATCTGTATCGATGAGCTGCGTCACGGCTTCGGCATTGTCTACGAAGATCGGGGCTGAGAATCCGTAATGTTGTCCCAGCGTGTTGATGATGTCCAAGCCAACGTTTATCCGAGCAGCGTTGTTCAAACCGCCCTCATAAGGCACACCGTTGAACAATGTTTTGCAAACGTCCTTCAGACCACCATTGATCTGTTCTTCAAAGAGTCTGAACCGGGCATATTTGAATTTGCTGTTGATCTTGGATTCAAGAAGCGACACTTTCGTTCGTGTGAACTCTTCTGTGAGGAACAATTCGTGTTCCAGCTTTTCGAACTCTCCGGCGAGCTTCCTCTCTTCCTCTCTCAGCTCAGTAATCCGTTTTTCAGTAGCCGCTACTGTCGTCAGCTTCGCTTTGTCCGCTTCCAAATCATCAACTTGCGAGCGGATCAGCCTGATCTCGGATTGCACTTTGCCAATGGCATCAGCAGAAGAAGAACGAAGTTGCTCAATCTCAGCACGGACTTTTTCTCCATCTCGCTGTATGGATTGATACTTGGTATTGTCTAATGGATCAGCAACATTCGTTTGTAAGCTCTGTAGGGTTGCTTCAGCCGCCCTAACTTCTGCCGCCTTCGATGCAATTTCCTCCTGCAGCTTGGCCAACTCGCCATCAAGTGTCTTCAATGCCTTTTCAAGGTCGTTCTTCTCTGCTGTTGCAAGTTTACCGTCAGCACTTATTGCTTCAAGACGTTTGGATTTATCCAAGTTAAATGCTTCAAGCGCTTTGTCCTTTGCCGACTGGACTTGATCATCTGGAAGTGCTTGTCCGCATGTAGGGCAGTTGGCATCATGTTCGTGTTCGTGCACCGGGTATTGGAGACTGTCAAGTGAAGTCCATTCCGCACGCAGCCTTTTAACCTGACTATCTGCACGAACAATCTGTCCTTTATAGCGTTCTTCCTCACGTTGCCCTGCAGTTAACCGGGATTGTAGTTCAGAAGCTTCACCACGTAATTGCGAAAGCCTTGCTTGCTGCCCACTTACTGCTTGTAATCCATCTGCCTGAATCACTTGCTTAATTTCATTCAACTCCGCGTTGATCTCACGCAAGCGGATCTCCTTAGCCGACAATTCACCACCGGATTGAATCCGTTGAAGCTCAGCTGTCTTGGCATCCACCCTGCCGCGCATCGTTTCGATGTCCTCCTGAAGCAGTTCAGCATCCAAGTCGGACACGTCTGGCATGCTTCGGCGGGCTTCATCGATGCGAACAGGAATCTTATCCAACTCTTTGTTGATCTCCGAACGCCGAGCCGCGATCACTTTACGATGATCTTCAAGGCTTCGATCACCCAAGATGTCAGTCAACGGTGCTAACTGTTCATTGCCTGCAATGATCTCCACATCGGTCATCTCACCACTCACATCCAGGAGCACCCGACGACGAGCTTCCGGCTTCAGAACCTCATTGAAATATGAAGGGCTTGTCAGAAGTTTGAAAATGTCCTCACTGATCAGCCCATCGACTTCTGCAGTGTATTGACTGAGTTTGACCGGCACCCCATCAACGTAATAATCCGTTGTATGGCCACTGGATTCAGCAATAGCAGCACCGCGTTTCTTGGTGAATTTTTCGTAGTACACCTTTTTGAAAGAACGCCGACGACGGTCAACCATCAGAACCGCTTCTACTTCATGTTGCAAGCCGTGTTCAGCTACGCGCCCCTGTTCGTCCAGGCCCTTAATTTCAAAGGTCGTCCGATTCTGACTGTCCTTATGGAACAATGCCCACAGGAATCCATCGAACAACGTTGTCTTGCCAGTGGCGTTGTCACCGTAAGCAGAAACACTGCGACCGTCAGCTTCCAATACAAAATCCCGTAAACCTTTAAAATTACGAAGGGTCAGGGATATCAATGTGATCTGTCTCATGCGGTTACCTCCTCTTGAACCGGAGGAACCGGCTGCGGATATTTAATCTTGTTAAGATGATCCTTAATCGCATATTCGATCTCAGCAAGTTGCCCATCAGAAGCAACGATCTGAATGCTTCCGAAGCTACCCTTGATCTCAAGTGCAGCCGGATTGTAAATGTCAGCTGGGAGCACCTTTGTTTCAGTGTTTTGTTGACTCAAATCGACCGTATATGCCGAATGCGGCTTTGCCATAACATCAACTCTCCTTGTTTGGGACGGTCACCCATGGTAAGATGACCGTGTATTTAGTTTTCAATGTTCTGAGATAGCCCGTAGCCGCGGGCTATTTTTCGTTTTCTGGAACAGGTCCATCTTCAGCAATCGTCTTCCAATCAACGATGACTGGGGCATTTTCGATGCTGGCGATCAGTTGTCCATTCTCGTCCAACACATGAAACTCGGAATGAACGCGATCGGGATATTCGTCTCCTACCTGTTTGATCTCAATGACCTCGCGGCCTTCTATTTCGGTACCCACTTCAAAAAATCGAGTGGGATTGCTTACAACAGTAAGCCGATGAATAATTTGCACGTGTTATCCTCCCTTCATATGTATTGATGCGTCAGCCGCATCTTCCGACGCCGTACGGGAGTTGGTTATGAAACCGTCCGACGCCGGAAGACAAGGCCGACTTGGCTTGTCTTATTCTTATGTGTTCTAAATCTCGTCGATTGCTTCAACCGCAAGTGACATATATTCCGTAGGTAGCTCACGAAGGCTTGCGGCAGCATTCTGCCAGCGGTGATAAATCATATCCCGTTCCCGCCAAAGGGCTTCGAAGTCAGTTCCCTGAACCGATCCATTGAAGGACATAACAGCCGCCGTGTTATCGCGTAGAGCCTTGGCTGATTCCGTATAATTGATGATGATTTGGATGGCCATCTGATTGTTCATACAGACTCCCCCTTGCGCTTTTGCTCGGGAGACTGTAAAATGTGCAGCACAAGAGACTTTAGTCGAGTTCTCAAACCAAGTGTCCGCCCTGCCAGGCGGGCATTTTTCATTTCTACTTCCGCGAACCGGATCATCTGATTAAGATACTGCTCCGCTTCATTCATCTTCCCAGGCAACAATTTCTCAGGCTGTTTGCGAATCAGTTCCAAGTTGTGCTTCGAGTTTCTTCCAGCCTGCAATGCTTCATATGCCAACTGTTCACAAGACATTCAATCAACCTCATTTCATATATTTTTTAGCCTTTAGCTCGGCCCGATGCTCTTTCCAGATCCCGAACCAAGAGAACGAATACTCTTTGCACAGTACGGCTGCAAAGTGCGTGAGCGCCGTTATCGCTTCGACCGTCTCCATCAGAAGCCGCTTCATTATCTGCCGATCAGCTTCGGTGAGCTGGTCGGCCGTCTTATTGATCGGCACCTCGGATGACAGGTCCAAAACTTCCTTCATTTCCTCGACCGTTTTAAAAAGTACACTCGCTCTATGTAAATCCACATTGTCTAGCCAGGGAGCAAAAGCGCCGCCTGTGACTTCCCCAGCTGCAGCAATGTATAACTGACCATCATCGTAATGTTCAGCCGCGCTACGCATCAGTTCTTTCGATGGATTGCGTGTGCCTTTAAGCACCTTTCCAATCTGTGAGCCATCCATATGAACCGCTTGACCTGCTTTGGCCAATGTATCGCCTGTACGTTTGATTACTTCTTCTAGCGCACCCGAAAAGTGTCCAATTGACATTTTGTTTAGATCTCCTTTGTCCGATTAGATTAGATGAATTTGGACAGAGGGTTGAAGTAATATTGAGTTGTAAGGTCTTCCCCTGATCCCTTCATCGTCCGCCGGTAGCCGGTAAAGCTCCGGCGGATTTTCTTATTTGCTCAAGGTGAGCTTGGGTTGTTTCCTTCAATGAATTTAGTTCGTCAAACGTAATCTCTTCCGGATTGTCAGTATGACGACCGTTATATAACGTTTGCTGGAGTGCTTCATCAGGCTCAATGCCTTGAAGTAAAACTCTTATAGTTGCTCCTGCGACGCATGCAGCTGGAGAGGATTCGCGATACCAGTGTAGTGGCATTAAGCAGTGCCTCCTCGCTGCTCCCAATAGCCTTTGGCATTGGATTTCACCCACTCAGTGTGTTCGTCAATCCAAACCATTAATGAGTGAAAAGGTACTCTTGGGTGACCAAACTCTCTGATCACTGGGAAATCCTCTCTGTTCAGGAGCTCTGCCGCTTTCGTAGCGCCGATCTGTAGCAACTCCATTAACTGCTTCTTGTCCATCAGGGTTGGATGTGTTTGGGAAGAAGCAAATGCTGATTGTTCAATTGCTTTGTGAACGGCCGACATGATCATTTGTTCCAGTTCACTGGGATTGACTTCGATTTTGAACATGCTAAGTCTCCTTTCAGAAGTATTACTTTGCTGTTTTAGCAAAGTTTTCAGCAAAAAAATTACTAAGATTACATTCAAGTTGTTTTGCCAAAACTGGCAAGTGTACTGCTTTAAAAGAATACTCACCATTTTCATATTTCATATAAGTCGAAGCATTCTTCATGTCTAGTGAATCAGCCATGTCTTGAAGTGTTTTACCTAATTTCTTGCGTCTTTCTTTTATAAAGTGAAGATTGAATTCCCTAAGCATTTCTTCACTCCCTCTCTTTGCTGATTTAGCAATCTTCTTGTTCCATATATTACATTGCTAAATTAGCAAAGTCAAACTAATTTTTGCCACTTTAGCAAAATTGTTTTTTCTAAAATAGAAAAATGGTATCATTTAATTGCTGTTTTAGAAAGAAAGGGAGTGTTATTCCTTTGTCCGTAACAGGAAAACGTATTAAGAACTTGCGTGAGGAAAGAGGTTTAAGTCAGCTTGAATTTTCAGAACGTATCGGTATGAGTAATAGTGTTCTATCGAGAATTGAATCTGGAAAACGTCCAATAGAAGATAACGAAATCAATATCTTTGCTGATTTTTTTGAAGTATCAGGTGATTATATTTTAGGTCGCTCAATTTCAAAAACTCCTTCAGGTGGTAGTGCTTACTTGGATGGCGGGAAGAGTTGGACTGAAGAGGAAAAGCAGGTCGCAGATGCAGCAATTCAGGCTTGGAGAGAAATGAAGAAAAAGCAACAGGATAAATAATTGCTGGTTAGTAGGATAATTAAGAGGTGAGATTTTGCAAGATGTATTCACAATACTATTCTTAATTGGTTTCTTTGCATTTTTCATATTTATTGTTCTTGCTGTCAAATCCGTAAAAAAACAAAACGGAAAAGCTAAGAGACATTGGATTTTAACAGGTATATTTCTTACAATCTGTTGTGTTGGTCTTTATGGCATTCGGGCCCTGGCTGATAATTCTATCAACGCAGTGTCGGATCAGACTGAAGACACACCTGTTGCCTCTACTGTTGTTGATTATCAAAAAGCTCTAAACCAGAATGGTCTGTCACTCTTTACCATGACAACAGATGAATTCAAGAATGTGTTCAATTCAATCGTGGGTAAATACGGGTTAAATGGATTAGGTATAACCAAACTCGATTTAACTAAGTCTCAAGAGAGCGATACGAGAACTTTCCAATATACTTTCAATGATGACTTAAGTATGGTTGGTGTATTAAACTCCAATGAGGAAATACAGGAAGTTATGCTCATAGGAACTGGTGGTTTCAGTGAACAAACTGGCGGAACGCTAATGACAGCCATCGCTACATTTATTATGACAACTAATAGCGAGTACACATATAGCGATGCGCAAGATGTTATAAAAGATATAGGTTTACTCGATAGCGATGTAAACTTGAATGCTTTTGATGGAGCGACTGTTAGGAATGGTTTTAAATATCGATTCAAAATCCAAGACAATAACATCTCTACTTTTGGTATCACAGCAGCAAAGTAATTCGAACAAGCCCTTTTGGGCTTTTCTTTCAAACTAAAAACCGAACATATGTACTATTTTACAAGGGGAAATGGCATAATGCTTCCATATTATGAACCAACGGATACAGAACTGTTGATCTGCGATTTGTATCAAGTATTTGGAATTAATCATCCTCATGAGCTGGATATCGACCAGATCGCCTCCATATGGGGTGCGGACATCATCTACTACAATGGAAAACCGAAATCTCATTGGGAAGATTGGGGGAGTGTAATTTTTTTAAACAAAGACGCTTCTGTCATACAGCAAAGAGCTGACTTTTTCCATGAGCTTGCACACATTGTTCGGCACGAAGGGCACCAGGATGATATGCCAGAGCTCTTTGTAGATCTTCAAGAGATCCAAGCAACAAACTTTAGATTGATGGCTTCTATGCCCTACTACCTGCTTCCTACGCCGTTAGATATGACCTGGGGAGAATATATCGGACTTCTAGCGGAGGAGTTCAAAGTACCTATTGCGCTGGCTGCAGATCGTGCTGAACAGATTGCTTCTAGATTACACGAAGAATACCATAGCTACCGTGAAGATGTTGAACTTATGAAAGGTAAAATTCAAATGGCAGTCACCCTATTTCGGTCAACAAAACCAAGACAGCCTTCAAGTGAATCAAGACGTCTTCTCCAACAATTAAAAAATCAAACTAGTTAATTTTAGGAGCTGATCATCATGGCATATTTCTACAAAGTGGCATCAAACAATAAACAAGGATATAAGTGGGTTTGTGTTGGGGATGCTCCACCTGATCCTGCCACAGGAAAGAGAAAACAAATATCACGAAGAGCAGACACAAAAAAGGAAGCCGAAAAACGAGTTAATAAAGTTATTTCTGATTTAACATCCTACGGAATTGATGCCCAAAAAAATAAAAAACTCACTTTTGAAATGGTAGCTAATGAATGGCTGTCTATATATTCAAAAGGTAAAATAAAGCAACGCACCATAGATCAGCGAGCATCAACTATTATTTCAATCTGTAAGTACCTTGGACAGCTTAAAATTGATCGAATTACACATAAACAGTATCAAAACATGCTTAATGATTACGATAGTAAAAGATACTCAACCAGTGCAATTGTTACTTTGAACAGTGTAGCCAATATGATTTTTAAGTACGCGATAAAAAATAAATTGAGATTAGACAATCCGTGTTTTGGGGCAGTTATTCCTAAGAAAACTCGGACAGTTGAAGAGATTGAAAACGATGTAATTGCTGAGAAGTACTTTGAAAAAAATGAGTTGATAGAGTTTTTGGAAGCAACAAAAAGATATGGTCAGTACCAGGACATTGAAATGTTTTACTTATTAACCTTTTCAGGCATGAGATCTGGTGAAATGTGTGCATTAAAGTGGACAGATATATATATCGAAACTAATGAAATTCGAATTACAAAAACTATTTACAGTAAAAACGATAATCGCGGTAATTATATTTTAACTCCACCTAAAACAGACGGTTCGATCAGGACTATTGACATCGACAGCAGCATTATGAAATTATTAAAAGAACATAAAGAGCTTCAAAGAAAAGCACCCCGGACAATGAATTTTCATGATAAGAATTTTGTTTTTTGTAGAATAAATGGATCTCCTTTTTTCCCGAAGATTGTATTAAGTCGTATGAAAAAAATTCTTCTCAAGACAACTATAACAAAACCTGCTACCCCTCATATCTTTAGGCATACTCATATCAGTATGCTTGCGGAAGCAGGAGCCGATTTGAAATCAACAATGGGCAGAGTTGGACATGCAAATTCAAAGACGACTCTGCAGGTATACACTCACGTTACAGATAAAATGAAAAAAGACACCTCTAACAAGATAAAAATACATTACTCAGATATACTTGATTCAACAGAATTGCAAGAAAAGTGA